AGCACATTCGGCTTTAGCTATCTCAGTAGCTTTGGAATCAGCTTGAGTCTTAGTATATGCATCAGTAATACCATAACCAGCTAATGTAGTAGCCTTATCTGCTTTACTACTGTCTAATTCATTAATAGACTCTCTTACTTCTTGTATATCAGTAGAATGAGTATTATCTACATCGTTGATAGCATTCTCAAGTTGCTCTTCTTTAGATTTAGCTCTACTAATCTCAGATGCCAAACTAGCATCAAGTTCATCTATACGTTCAGACTGGTCTGTATTCTCTTTGTAGTTAGTGGGTATCCACTGCTTACCATCAAAGCTTTTAATTACATTACCTGTAGTATCTGATGATAAGTCAATCCAGTATGAAACTTCTTTAGGATTTGGAGCATACTTAGATGCTACAAAATTAGGATTTTCTTGTCTTGTCATATTGTTTAAATTAAATCTTTATATTATAAATATTTTCCTTTATCCAGTTTATCTCTTCTTCGGTGAAGCTGCGGTCGGCGATGATGATTTTGCCGTGGCAACCGACATAATACACCTCACTTGTATCTCTCATTCTGCCAATGACTAAATTAGGGTTATCAAATCCAGTTCCCACAGATAAAGAACTTCCATTGTAAGAATTTTTGGTCTGATATGAAATACCATCTTGAATAGAAATACTATTAGGCTGTGCAAAACTATATGTGTTTTGGGCACCGCTTAAAATATTCTCAAAAATAAATGCACCTTGCCCCGGATTATTTGATTTTGATATAAACGCCCCGTTTTGCTTCTCAAACCACGTCCTCTCCGCCATCACCGTGTAATCCGTTAATATAGGGAAGTCGTAGCAGACGGCGTACATCTTGCCGTCGTAGCAAAGCTGGTCGGGGTAGTCGGGGATTTGTTCTATTGTAATAGTATTTTCAATTTTTTCTAAATTAAAATCAATAACATTTTGTGCTCCAAGTCCAGCAGTAACAACATTCACAGTATGTTCTGGAATAATATTTTCCCCATTATATACAGTTAAATATTCCCGTTCTGAATAATCTATACCTTTATATATTGTGCATCGTGCTCCCTCTTCGGGAAGTCCGGTAAATTTAATTTTAAAACTATGATAAGTAGTTATACCAAGAACTGGTTTAACACTTTGCCAAAAATTAGTATGGTAATCTTTACTACAATATATAATATATTTATTAGATGATTTTTCGTAAGGTTCTTTAGGGTCAAATTGATTAGTAAATGTAAGAAAGTCCTCTTTATACACTCCCATTCCGCTGTTCAGCTTCCCCTTACCACCATACAGATAGGCGTGGTTACCGTTGCCGCTAAGGTCTTTTAGGATTGATGTAGGGAGTTGCTCAATAGTGATATTACATGTACCTACAAAATTACATCCAAAGCCTATAAAATGATGCCTGTCTTCAATAGTATATATTCCGTCTTCTGTTATAGTATTAATGATTTGGTGTTGTCCATTAACATAATCGGTAATTAAAACTCCTTGATTATCAGTTATACCAGTAATACGAACAGTTAAATTGGAATATGGTTCTTGAGTATCTTCTACAATACCTAAACCGTTTAGAATACATTCTGTTATTATGAATTTATGTTGGCTAACAGTTACAGTTCCTCTCGCTTTTACATAATTCCAATTAGTAAAGTCCTCTACATAGGCCTCAATTACATCATAGTTAGTCATACCTTGCTTCGCAGGGTCATACAAAGCTATTACACTATCTTTGAACCAATCGGGATATTCAGGTTCTGGTGTGCCAGGTATATACCATTCACCTAATATCACAGCACCTTCATCAGTATACTAACTAATACGTATGTGCTTACCTGCAAAGATACTAAAGTCAACCTAATTATTATCCTTTACAGTAAGTATTATAGGATCATCTGTAAGAGTATTAATGATAAGCTACCCAGTAATATTAGCAGGCTCTATAAATGAATCTCCCTTCTCTATATGATACAAAGAAGGGAATACAAAGTATGCCTATGGATTTATAAATATAGGTTGATATAAGATTGTTTTCATAACTCTAAAACTTGTTTACGCAATCTCCCTTCTCTATATGATACATGAACCCATGAGAAGTCAGATTCATTTATTAACTGATCGAATTCTAAATTATCCTTTATATAGTCGAATAGTTTTTCATTCTCTTCCTTACTGCCTACAGTAATATCTGCAGCTTCTCCTAACATATGTTGACTTGACTTAGCACCACCTATCGCTTTATTTAAAGCCTCACAACGATATCCAGAGTTAACTATGATAGGTTTACCATACCACTCTCTCAAAGGGTCTAAAACAGCCTCTATTAGCTTTGTAAGGTTATCTGTTATAGTCTAATCTGGGGTATTATCTATACCTTTAGCTGTTGCAATATTAGACTTTGTCATTTCCTTAATACTAAAGTATTTCATATTATTCATTATTAGTTTTTCTACTACTCACTGACTAATCATCTAACATATTACCAACTAAGTCAGCAGCTAAATTCATACCAAATGTTTTGGCATCATTATCTATCTCACTTACCTTAACGTTAATCTGAAGTAATAGTAAATATATTTGTTCTAACAGTTCCCTGTTTGTCATGTGTGCTAAGTACGGGTTCATATTATGATATAATGTGAATTAGCAACGTTGTATAGTTCTATTCACCTGAAGACTCAGATACAATAACTTGTCCAGCAGTATAACTGTATTTATAGTTAAATAAGCCTGTAGATGCAATTGAACTATTGAAGTTAGCGCAATAGGATACATTGGCTGTGAAGTTACTACCTGCATAAACAGATAATGCAGTATAAGAATAGAATCCTTGCATTAGTACCTACTTAGGTTTAACAGTGAATCTAGAACTATTAATAGTGATAACCTTATCTTCGTCACTTGTATTGTTTATGTAGATAATCTCACGATGCCCATTGACGATCCTTAAGTCATACTGGGGGGGGGTTGGTAGATTTGCATTAAACTCTGCCTTAGTAAGGCATTCATTAGTAGAATCTACACTCAAGCCCTCAGCACTAGCTTCTGCTTTTGTTACTAATTCGTTTGTTGATTCCATATTATGTTGTTGGATGTAAATTAATTTTTAATTGTATTTTTAATCCTGTTTCTAATGTAAAATAAACTAACCCAGTTGATTCACCTGCTTCTTGTGTGTCTGTAATAAGATACTTCTATTTATCATTACTAAGATTAGTGAAATCTAAAATATGACCGTGATCTATAGTCATATTTGAAATTTTAATAAGATCTGCATCTGAACTAGTTGCTCCACTTAAATAAGAAAAAGATATAATCAGTACACCACTTGAAGAAGTCAATCTATATACATCTAGCACCTATTCTTTACTCTCAGCTCTAGGTATAGTATTAATGATAGAACCACCATTATACACAGTACTCGAGTTAAAACTTGCATCAAAACTACCGTACAATACTATAACAGGATAATAGTTCTATAGAGATATATCAGATATGCCAACTAATTCATTATCGGCGTATGAGTTGTTTATTGTACATCCAGGAGCGTTAGTTTGTATTTCTGCTTTGGAAGGCAGAGCGTTGCCCCCCCCCTCTACAGAATATTGTCCTGTTTTATTGTATATCATTTCCTGAGTTGCACATTCCATTCTTCAACTCCTCCACTTGTTTCTTTAAGTCTTCAATTTCTTGCTTAAGTAGTTTAATACCTTCTATGGCTACTACACCAAGCATATCATACTATACAGCTTTAATGCCATCCTTATCAGTCTTTACTATCTCAGGGAAGTGTTCCTCTAAGTTCTATGCAATAGTACCTATCTGATGTTTATCATACATATTGAATTCTACAGTTGGTATATCACATATCTATTCTAGAGTATGCTCTAATGGCTTTATGTCTGACTTCAACCTAATATCAGATTCTTTATAGAATGCAGCTGCATATAGTCCAGCATATCCACTCGTTGATGATGTACCGTTTCCTAATCTATAGTCTAACACATTACCATCGCTGCTACCAAATCTTGTTCTGTAGTTGATCCAAATAGATTCAATATTGGGAGCTGTAAAGTTAAACTCATTAGTATTTACTAGACCAAAGTTTCTAGCACTGTATAAGCAATCATTTATATCAAAGTCAAACCACTCTTTAATATTACCCTGTGTATCTAGAACATCAAATGTCTATGTCTCATTATCATTTCCATATGCAACTGTATATGCACTATTATGGGCTACTATATTAGTAGATTCACAATCACAAGTGTAATAGTAGTTAGCACCACCTCTAAGATATATGATGAACTTGGATAATTGAGTTACTTGATGCATAGAACCTACAGCGGTATCTCCACCCCACATGCCAACATAAGCATTCAATTTCTAATAGATACTTATTTGTCCCCATCCTTCACCACCAATTTCCATATCTACATATAGAGCAAATCCTTCTGAATTTGTAGCCCAAGATGGCTTAGCATCACCTTGTGAATCAGTATTTAGAGTATTATGAATGATAAGGTGTAAAGGAAATGTAGTTACATTAGGGTCTGCATCAAAGTCACAAGGATACCAATGATCTTCATCAAAGCCTTCTCCTCTAAGAGATACCATCTTTCTATTTGCTCTGTCTTTGTCCAGAATACTATCTCTAGTTACTTTCTTATCTCCTATAAATATATTCTTCATATCTTTAGTGTTAAGGGTGAGGGTAATCACCCCCCCCCACTTTATTAAAAATTTCTATAATTTAATTTTTAGGAATAAATTCAAAATTAAACTCCTAATTTAAAAATATTATCCACTCCACCACCCAAGATTTCAGTACTACCCACAAACAGCCCAGCTCCAGCCGAACCAACTCTAAGATTACTATTTTCGTTACTCATAATTGTTGTTTTAATCGGTTACACAATATGCTGTATTGGCATCCTTAGAGCCAATAGCCTCGTACTCGGCGGCGGTTTTCTTGGTTATGGTGGTGAGGTTGTCGCTATTAACAAGAGAAGCAATAATTACTTTGCTTGCAGCAGTATCATTGTTTACTACAATAGAAATACGATTAGTATATAAATTATTTTCATTATAATAAGTAATAATAAAATGCAGTTCGTGAGAACTATTATTATTTGCTCTCCAAGCATTTACACAACCTAATTCTACACAATTATTATTAGGATTATCACCAAAATGAAAATAATATCTTACATGATTAGCTAAAATATTAGCTACAACATTCTTAAAATTATCAAGACTACCAAATAAATCAATTGCTCGTTGTTCGGCATCAACTCCACTAAGATTTGCAGTATTTAAAAATTTATCAGCAGTGGTAGTAATAGTTCTACCATAACCAATATCATCCACATAAGCTTTTGTAGCAGGACTATAAATAGTAGTGGGAGTATACTCTTTAGTATTACCAAATGTAAGTACCATATTTTCATTAACTAAGTTATAGTTATCTCTACTTACACTATGGCCAGTATTACCTGAAATGATAATATCACATACTACTAATCTTCTATTGTCCTCACTACTATTTGTAGTTCCAGTAGTTTGTGTTAAGCTAAGCACAATTCTATTACTACCACTATCATAGGTAGCTGCAAAACAAGGTTGATATATCTGAGCTATTACACCTAAAGTCAAACCTAAATCAGCTATAATAATCTTATTAGCTTCTATAGCATCTTTTAAATCATTGTACTCAGTATCTGTTAAAGAATCTGCAGCTGCAGTCTCAAGTACAAAAGTACCAGAATCTCCACTACCACCACCTTGTATAAGCTTATATATACCGTTGTCAGCTAAGTATCTAGTACCATCTCCGTCAGTAGTTATCTTATCTATCTTAACCTTATCTGCAGCGGAAAGTACACCAGCTTTAGTAGTAGTTGCAGCAGGCAAAGTAGTATTACTAGTAGTTTGTTTTAAAGAGCCATACACACCACTACTCTTATCAGTATACTGTCTAACTTCACTGATATTAACAGTAGTATCAGTAGTATCTACACTACCACCAGGAATATAAGCAATTATTCTATCAGGTAAACTATTTGCAGTAGTCTTAAGCGAATTACCTTCGGTAAGGCTAAACTTAGCATCTAATGCAGTTTGAGTTGCAGTAGATATAGGTTTATCAGTATCAGCTGTATTATCAACATTACCTAATCCTACTTGAGCTTTAGTAACTTCATGCGGATTAGTTTTATTGTTGATATGTGTTTCTAGGTTAGTCTATACAGCGTCAATATCAGCAGTAATACCAGCTTGATCTTTTAAGCCATTCAACTTAGTCTTATCAGCTGCTGTCATTATACCTGGTGTAGCTGTAGTAGCTGCATTGATTGTATGAATATTAGTACTAGTTTCCTGTTCTTGCTGTTTATAGAAGGTGTATTTCAGTACAACACTGTCTGGATCGTCATACGTAACACCATTAGTATCAACAATAAGTTTATTAGGTATTCTGTTAAGTTTGTCAGTAGTCGCTTTACCTTTATCACCAGCATATGCAGTAGAACTAGTCTCACCCAATGCTAATGATTGAGATATCTCAACATATGCAGTACCCGACCATCTATAAGTAAGGTTAGTATCCTGAGTAATATATATCTTACCAGATTCACCTGTTTCAGGCAATGCACTAAAAGTACTAACTTCAATTACATCATCTACATATGAAGGCAATTGACTTGAAGGTACTAATCCATTCTAGTCCAATGTAGCAATACCATTAGCTACTCCCTTAGAGTTGTTAATAGCATTAATATTATTCTGCAGTGTAGTATCTGCTGCTTCATATGCACTAGTGATGTCCTATTCAGCTTTAGTAGCTCTAGCAATCTCTGTATCTAAACTACCTTGAAGTGTACTAATAGCTTGAGTTCTGTCACTAACTTCTTTACTTATCTTACTATCTAATGCAGTATCTGCTTCAGATCTTGTAGTAGCTTCATTATTTATATTAGATTGCAAAGTTGAATCAGCTGCCTTATAATTGGTTGTAATAGTGTTTTCAGCCGCTGTAGCACGTTCTGTCTCTGCAGTAATCTTACTATTCAGGTCACTATTAGAACTGTCTATATTGCCCTGTAAAGTACTATCTGCGGCCTTTCTAGCATCCTCTTCTGCCTTTATATCATTAGGCAAAGTAACATCTAACTTTACTTTATCTGCAGCAGCCATAAAGCCAGCATTACTCTAACTAGCACAGTTAACTGTTTTAGTACCTGTTGAGTTAGTATCACTGATACGATCATAGAAACTATATCTTAAGTCAACAGAACTACCACTGTAATTAGGGTCTAATATGCCACTAACCAACTTAGCTGGGTACTTATCTATAGTTGCATTAAGAGCATCTAAGTCATCTCTAACTTGTTTACCCTTAGAGCCTTCATAGGCTGTACCTTCTTCTTCACCGATAAACAGACGCTCTGAGATAACAGTCATATTATTACCATCCCATCTATGAATAATATTAGTACGACCATATTCATCCTTATCCAGTCTTACATACATTCTGTATTTAGACGGATCAGTCGTAGCCCATGTACCACCTTCCTGATACACATATAACTTCTTATCACCAGTATTGAAGTATACATCACCTACATTAGATGATACAAACTCTAGCTCTTTACTATTGCTTACATACTGTTTGATGTTTACCAAACTCTAGAGATTAACTTCTTGATCAGACACTTCCTCAAAATAATCTATAATTGATTTCATGTCCATCTTTCCGTTAGATAACTGATCCTGGAAAGGAATCATTTCCTCTCCAGTCAGTTTATCTCTAAGTTCGAGTTCACTTATTTTAACTCCTTTTACTATCATTTTACTTCGTCTGTTTTAATTTCTTCTGATACTTTAGTTAACTCGATGATAGCATCAATAAAGGCAGGCTTACAATATTGTTCTATATACTGTTTAATGATATTAACTTCTTCAGCATCATATTCTGTTTCACCTTCAGAATTATAAATCTTTAGTGCCAGAGAGTGCAGTTTAATACCACTACCTGTTTCATACAATAATTCACCTAATTGCTGTCTAACATCAGCGCAGACCTTATTAGTTTTCTTAATGTCTGTATATACTTCCAGTTGTGCAAAATTTATTTTCATAATCTATTATTCATTAATTAGAAAGATTTTCTATCATCGCGTAATATCTACTAGCGTATTCTTTAATTAGTGTAAAAGTAAAAGTATCCCCTTGATTAATATTAACGTATTCTATTCTACCACCATTTTGATTATATAAGATAGGACACTACTAATTAGTACTACTATTCTATCTACCATATATCCTTACATTCAGAGAAGAAGCAGTAGGTACATACGTGATTGTCATTGATACAGTCCAGTTAGCCTAGTTTATACCTAATTTAGATTCTACTATACTATATTCTGGCAGACCAATCATACAAGAACCATATGGTGCTACTATTAGCATACGACTAGCGTATGTCTAACGTTGAATTGTATTACTAGCTTCAGTAAATTCTGCAACACGATAACTATAACCAACAACGTTGCCATTCATAGATATATCTCCATTACCATACATAGCAAGGTTATTGTTTAAACCGCCTGTTAAATCCATATACAAACCAGCATTATTGTATACGTATTCATCTGTAGCATTAGAAGTCATTCTACCAAAGTAACCAAATCCTAAACTACTAACAGTTCCCAATATCAGTTCTCTATAGTCCTGTTTGAATTTTATATAGCTAGGAAATAGCATCATACCATCACTGCCGCCATTAGTACCATCAATGTAACCAGTCAAATATAGAGTACAAAGTGTACCTGTAGAAGCAGTAATATTACCTTCTATGTTTGCATTACTAGCGTATAGTTTACCAGCTTGAGTTACTCTAAAGTCTGCATTAGCTCTATTCTCCTCAGTAGTACCAGCCCATATTCTGATAGCATCTCCATTGGTACCACCTTCACCAGTTATACCAGCTACTACCTAAAAGTCATTAACTGTATTACCAGTATAGTAACCAACACGTAATGCATTACCTGTCATAAAGTCAAGCTTAGCATTCTTAGCTATAATTAGGTCAGTATAGATACTATCTACATTCTGAGCTAATTCTTCCCAATATTCAGCTCCACCTGCTGTTCCAGGAGCATTATCATTATTAGAAGTATGTTTACCGTTATTTCTAGTGTATATACACTTATATACTTTGTAACCAGTTTCCGCTCCTAAATCCTTTACTAAGGCTATATCTAGATAACGTAGTGGTTGTACTGTAGGAGATACTTCGCTTTCGTTGCAATACTCTACTCTAGGTTTCCATTCAGATCTACGTAATATAAGACCTTCACCTTGGTCACCTTTAGATACTTGCATTAACCAATCAGGATTATCTTCACTTGGTTTAGTATCAGAGCCATTGTCATTAACACATAACCATAAGTAACCTAATACACTTACTCTATCATAATAGTCATAATGAGTATCTGGTTCCCAAGCACCTCTATCGTTAGCATAAAGTACTTCTTCACCACTTGGTTTTACTTGAGTAATCTTACCAGTGAAATACACTGAATTAAGGTATGCAGAATATCCTTCCATTTCATAACCAAATATATTCAGATTACTTAAGTCACCGAATTGCATTGCAATGTTATTAGCTCTCTAGTCCCAAGTATTTTGGTTAACTAAGTAACGCGTATAAGTACGAGTTGAGTAGCAAGATGTTTGGCGGTCTACATTAGTCTTATTACCATATGCTACGAAGTTCATTTGTGCACACGGATGATAAGTCATAGTCCAATATTCATCTACAGGTCTAAGCTTATAACCAAATTTCTTATTCTGAGCATCAAGTATGTTAGTAACTTCAAAGTAAACAGTATAGAAACCTGCAAACTTTCTATTACCCATACCATCATCTTCATCACTTTCTGCATTCTCTACAGTGTTCTCAGAGTGGAAGATACCCATACAAAGGTCACCCATTGATACTGCACCATACTCACCTTCCTCTAGTTTCAAAGTAATAGTACCAGTATATTGATCTAATTGCTCTACGCTTTCAATTACACCTGCACCAGGAGCATTCCATTTGTCACCTAACTGTATCTCTACACGATTATATCTAAGTTCAGGTACTTCAAGGAATCTACGTAATGTAAGACTATCTAATTCAGCATGACCCCATTTATCAATCTTACCACCAAAACCAGTAAGACCTGATGCAAAACCTTCTTGACCAAATACAGCTGAATCTTTAAACCATACTTCATGTGGTGTAGAATCTGGTTTAATCTTACTTATGAATATGTCATCATATATCTCTGTATTCAGATTCTTATTAGTCCACTTTTGTAATTCACTGTCCCAAGCTAAGGCTTCGTCATTACGAACATCTTCTACTTTTACATCCTATAAATCAACTAACTTACCTAATAAACCTGTAACTACTTTATTAGCGGCTACATTAGACCACCTATTACCGTCATACTGTAATAAGTCTAGTTTAGTTGCATCTACTATATTAGTATCCTTTAGATACTCAATACGGTTCTGTAAGTTAATCTAATTCTGTATATCACCTAAATCATTACGTAACTTCTCTATATCAGATGTATTAGCTGATACATTCTTGTTAGTATTGTCTAAATACTAATTCTAAACATAGTTTACTAAGCTATCTGATACAGTCTTAATAGCTACAGTATTCTTTAGTACCTATTTCTCTAATTCTTCTGGAGTCATTGTTCACAAATTATAAGTTGACCATTAACGGTCTCTAAACCAAAATTAGTATTTAGCTCTCTCTCTAATAGTATAGGTCTAATGATTTCCTAATCATTACCATACCAATACCTACTAGGTTGTACAAGGCAGTTAATAAGCTATTCTAACTTATCTATCTGTACTTGAGTTAATGGGTAATCGCCGTCAAGTAAGTTAGCGATATACGAAGCACAAGCCATACTCTTTATATCACACTTATCATACTCTATATTGTACTTAGTAAGTAAGTTTTTACTGGCGCCTATTTTATATATCTCTTTAGTTAACATAACGAACAACACCCATTTTTGCAATTACAACAGCTATTAACTACTTTCTTGCAACGATTACAGTCAAAGTGACCATCATTGAATATACTGTTATTAATACATATACCTAACATTCTCGCAATATCTTTGTAGTATTGAACTGCATCATTCATTATGTCATGTTCTATAGCATATTGCAATAAATTATACTTAAGTATGAATAACATTATACGATCTTTCTATTGATCATCTAAACAAGTACTACAGCTTGTACAAAGTAAATCTATCTGCTTATAGTACAACTCTTCTCTATCGTAATAGAATACAGTAGAGTCTTCTATACTTACAGTAAATGCACTAGCGAATGGTGATGTAGCATCTAATGTAATATGATACCTATCTTCACTGATATTAAACATATCCCCTTCTTCGGCACTTATTAACAGTATAGAATATGAATGTTCTTCAGAATTATCTGAATTACGCTTAGTATAGTTATCCAGTGTGTCTATATATAAATATAAGTCCTCTGACACTGTATCAGGTAATTTAGTATCTAAAGAGATTACTAGAGTATCATCTATATTTTTAATTCCAATTATTTTCATGATATATATTTAAATAAAAAAGGCTACAGGGCTATTTAGCCCCATAGCCCTTTGTCAGCACACTGAAATATTATTTATTATGCTACAGTTTCACCTTTGATAAATGACTGAATACCTTTGTCAACGATAGAACCAACCATATCAGGACAATAAACTTCCGTAGTAAGCGGAGTAGTCTTGATGTATTGATTATCATTGCTCAGATACAAGTTGTCATTTTCAATGGTTGCATAGTCATACTGCGTACCTTCAACTACTTTACGAGCCTGTTCAACAGTAGGATAAGCGCCAGTAAATACGTGACCTTTATAACCCATGTTACGAACTTCCTCGTCACGAACTTGTTTCCAGTAGCCTTTACCAGGATTACCTGCTGTTTTAGCAATAACAGCACCCGGAACAGCTTTCGGTTGGTTAGCCAACAGAGCACCAGGAACAGTTTCGTACAGTGAAGCTTCCATAGATACAACGCTGTATTCATTCAGTGAATCAACACCTTCGTTATCATCTTTAGCCATTGCAGTCAAAGTAATAACTGCAGCACTAGCAGAAGCCTGTACACGACGATTCTTGTGAGCATTAATTTTCTTTACGATAGCAGAAGCTAAATCAGAAGCGGTTGCAGTTTCAGCATATACTTCATAAGTATGAGTAAATTGCCAAACGGCTTCGTAAATATCTTTATAATAAATACGAAGTACATAACGGTGACCAGCTACAATAGTAGCATCAGTTAAAGTAATAGTAATCTTTTCTTCAACCGGTTCAACATGTTCACCAATTACTGCAGACGGTTTAGAAGCTTTCTGAATTTCATTAGAGAACTCAATGTTAGCTTTCTGAGCTACACTGCCATCAGGCATTGTAACATTTACTTTTTCGCCAGCAACACCTACATACAAAGAAGAAGCTTCAGCAGCCTTAGCAGCAGTAGTGATCAAAGATTTATTTTGGTCAAATAAAGCTACATCACCAGCAGCCAGAGCATCTACAGTAGTGTAAGATGCAGGACATTTCTTACCGATCAATACGGTATGAACACTTTGGATCATATAAATTAAATTTTAAAATTAGACATATTAAGCGCTTAGTCTAAATCCGCTTACTTTCTACTTTCCTTATTTCAGATTTCCACGTTGGTAAGCGCTTTCTTGTTATGTTATTCCATTGTATTTACTTCGTTGGAATAAACATTATAGTTTGGTAAAGTACCTAATATAAGTTGCACAGCCATCTTTACAATTTCCATATGAGTATGAGCAGGAAGGTCTGTGTATTCATCTGTAGGTGTACCTACCAATGTTACTTTACTAGGTCTCTTTAAATACTCAATAGTATACTCAGCTACTTTATATTGTCCATCAGTATATAAAGTAATAGTATTATCCTACATGAGTTTGATAGGTTTAGCTTTAGTGTACTTTAGATGATACTCTGATAATGAATTTTCTTTGATTCTGTCTACAGTTTCAATAGTACCTTCTATAGTATCGCTATACTTAACTTTATAGTTACCTTCAGAATCTTTCTCCCAACAATCATTAGTAACACCATCTGCAGGAGCTATACCTGCTGTATCACCCAATAGTATTACATAATCATCTGGTAAGGTAACGGTATAGGTTTCTTGATTAACCTTAGTAATGCTAATATCTTTATAAGTGTGCTTTGTAACCAAAGTACGTAAATCATCAGTACGTTTCTAGTCCTACTCGAAGCCTCTTTGTTTGAAATTGATACCTGAATATCTAGTCTTCCAGAACTTATCGACAGCTTCATTAATAAATGATAATATAGTATCAGATGGTAGTTTATTATCAATAGCCAATGTAGGACTAATCAGCTATAGTCTTCTTTCTACCTCTATTTGCATTTCACGTGGGCACATTATTCATTCAAGCTATCAAGTTGTACTTTAGTCTGTGTTCTCTGAGATTCTATAGTTTCTAGTGCTATTTCTACAGCTCTATCAATTACTTCATTTAATATGTAATCAGGAACCTCAGTGATATCCTTATTGTAATCTGTATAGCTTATATTCTGAGGATACTTAATATAAGTAATATCAGCAGTATAAGTATCAGCAGACATACGTATAGGATCTATATATATCTTCAGTGTATTATCTTCTAATACTGCTACAGGGGTTTCTATCCAAGGCATATTATTATATGTCTATAAGAATCCTTTAGCCTTTTCATGATCTATAAGTGTACATATAGCAACTTCATCATTGAAGTGTAATACACAATCTACATAGAACATTCTCTTAAGTTCTTGATTATCTTTAAAGAAATTAGATAGAGTAAGCACATTAGAGCTAGAGTATGGATATACTAAAGGTTGTGCAGTATCTGTCTTAATTAACTTCTATAAATCAGCAATACGTTTAACGGCACCTTCGAATCCTACTTTCATAGTATTATTACCAGTGTACTTATTACATATTACTTCTATATAAGCCTAATTAAGAAATAAATCTATTTCTTCAGGAAGGAATGCAGGGCAGCCACCGAAAGCGACTGCCTCTGAATTCTTGTCCATGAGAACTTTAAATGCCTTATGTAAATCAGATATTTTCATTATTTAGACTTTATTTCCTGTTGTATTGCTAAGCGAATATCTTGATTCTTTTTATCGTTTAAGTAGGCAATAACATCTTCAATCCCATTGCCAATTAAGTCTGTACCAAAATAATACTGGCTTCTATTTTTGCGTATAATATTTTTAGCAATAGCTTCTTCAATTACAAAGCTAATTTCTCTATTCGGGTTGTTAACCCATTTCTGTAAAAATCTATCAGGTGCGTTTTCAATCTGTTCAGAGAGCTTAGCTTCTATTAATTCATTAGACATAGTATCAGACTTGATACCATATAATCTAAGACATTTACGCATATCTTCGATAGACATCTTGTCTAATTCTCTATATGCTTCACGTTTAATTTTATTGATCTTATTAGCTTCTTTGGCTTCGCTATCTTTGTTGATAATCACATAATCAGTAGAGGGTGTGACATTGTTTAAGCCGTCAGCCACTCTTTTATGCTTTTTCAAGAACAGATATTTAAGTTCATCTTCAGGTCTGTCAGTATCGAGTATTACATCACTTCTACCTATCTTAACAGCAAATGTATCCCAAAATGAACTGGTTGGTGAAAGGTGTCCGCTTGGATAACCAATCTCTTTTTCCAATCTTTCTGCATCTTCCTAAGTCAATCCAGTATATAAATTGCCAGATCTTGTCCAGTATGAGCCAACATAGTCATAACAAGTAGCCCATTTAGTAATCCCACTCCAGGGATTCATTTTTAAAATTCTAACGATTACTTCCATAATTAATAATTAGATTGTTCAGTTAGCTTTCTTTATAGAAGATATATGCGCCACATTTCTTACAGTAATGATTTTCTGATTTACAGTACTTAGTAACTGTATCTTTACTGATTTTAAAGAATTTAGCGCATTCTATCATCGAGTTAAATTCTTTTGTTATTTCAAGTAATAATCCAGATTCATCAGTTCTTGTAAATTTGGCTATTACTTTTTTCTTGCCCATTTCAATCATAGATTGGATATGGTCTTTTTTCTTTTCAGATACTATACCTTTTCTAGATTCAGACATCTTTCTCTTAGTTTCTTCAGAAGCTTTACGACCTAATGCTTTTTGACGTATCTTTTCTTTGGTTTCTTCTGAATGCTTTCTACCGAATGTACCATCGCCACCTTCTGTAAGGTTGTATCCAATATTTTTATCTGTAGAATTATACTGTTTTATCCAGTACTTTTCTCTTTCTTTTAATTCGTCATATGTGTCGGCAAAATCTATTATCTCTAATGTGAAGTTTTCTTCACCATATTTTGCCATCGAACGATGAATGGGAGAAGGTTCTCCGGTGCGAGACTCATACCAATGGTGGCGATATCTCGCACCTGAACCTTGATTCGTTATTCCAATATATACTTTGTTAGTAATCTTATTAGTAATTTTATAGACTTCGTTACTTTTCATATGTTAAAGACTTAGTTATAACATATAAACGTACGACTCCATAATAAGTTACCAGATAATTAAATTAATTATGATTACTCACTCAGCATGATCAATTCTCCACACGCTCTGGGATCGCGCAACATGATACCCATTTCACCAAGGAAGAATACGGTATAACCGTCCTTACCATTAGATCTCAGAGTATTCTTAGAGTTAGCGTAACCAGACGGAGCTACAGCACCACCAGTGTACCAAGTAACGAATTCACGATCCTTACGTACTACCTTAACGATGTTAGCCTCACCATCACGTCTACCCAGATCAAGGAATGTCATACGATATGATTCCAGCGGTTTCAGAGTTACAGGATGTAACTGACGATTATAAACAGGATCATCGTACAACGGGAAATATTTCAAAGTAAGCTCAATACCATTAGTCATTTGGTAAGTCTTGAACTGACCACCGAACTTCAAGCTATCACCAGAACCAGTTACAAATACTGTATCCATCAGGTTCATAGTAGCTACTTTCTCTTTCAAAATACGGTCAAATTCACGCATACCCATTTCACCAGTCAAGGCAACGAACTTACGTTCATTAGTACCAAGTACATTATATGATAGGTCAAACAGGAAGTCTTCCAACAGTTCAGCGCTCAAACGAGTATAATAACGCTTGTTAGACGGAGCAATCTGTTCCAACAGACCAGCACCAATGAATACCGGACGACCGTTAGTACCCTTTAAGTTACAAGAACCATCCTTATTTACATTGGATTTCATGTAAACTAACATACGTTCACATCTCTTGTACCATTCACGAAGAGCAACCCATTCCTGGTAATCAGCCCACAAATAAGATTTCTTACCAGTTTTAGGATCTTGCAAAGCAATAGCCATAACTGTAGAATATGCGGAACCAGTAATATCGTAGTTGATACGAATCGTAGTAAGGTAGTTACGCATCTTAAAGTGAGTACTATAGTTCAGGATATCACCTTCTTCACTGTACTCTTCAACAGCAGAAGCAAGACGATTAACTTGGCTACCAGCTTTCAGATATTGTGCAGGAACATAAGAAGTAGGATTACCATCAGCAATGAAGCAAGTATATACCCAAAGATTACCATCTTGATAAGGTGCACCAGCAACACGCAGTTGATATTCCTTGTTGTCCAATTCCAATACAGCAGTAGGACCAACATTTGTATTCAATACGAGTCGTTAATTCGTATCCGCTTTCGCAGCTCACACTTTCATGTAAGATTAGACTATATCTTCATCCCAAGTGGGATGTTCCGCATTTCGCCTTACTTAAGGCTACGAGTTTCCTCTAGTCGTTGAACCTTCAAATAATCTGAATCTACTCTAAGACCTTTAAAAATACCTTGTTTAACATAATTGCCCGTATTAGCATACTTAGCAATTACAGCTTTAAAGTTCTTTTTAGAACATGCAAATTTCTTTGCAACGTTTGTAATACCTATTATTGAAAAAGAATCACCATTATAAACATTAGTAAAAGTATAGACTTTGTAACTTCTAGGTGTATCCCATTTATGATTGTCATATGAATAATGTGCGTTTTCATAATTGTCACACCATTCAAGATTTTCATACCAGTCGTTTGTACGGTTATAATCTTTATGATTCACTTGCGGTTTATTTTCAGAGTTTTCTATAAATGTTTCTGCTACTAATCTAGCGACTCTATATTCGTAACATTTTCCATCTTTACAGAGAGCAACTCTTTTATAACCATCCATGGAAAGTCTTGGCTTCAAATATTTAGATGAACGGACTGAGTACACGTCACCATTATTTGATATCTCATATAGACCTTCCCAGTTTTTAATAGGTTTCAGTATTATTTGCTTGGCTGCTGATTGTCCATTTTTATTATTGTTCATAACTCTATATATTTATATTTTACTCTACGGTTTAAATATCTTTAGGAGTTTCCAGCAATTAACGGAATTTATTTATCACAATATTACTATTATGCCTGGCTTAGACCTTTCAGTTAACCAGTTTTCTTCTAACCACAGATAAATAGGAGTATTTCCCAAACCTGCAGTAATAGTATCTGTAATAGCAGCGCCATTCCATTTTGCATCTCTAATGGTAATAGCTCTATCTGCATCAATCATTACATTCCACTCCCAGCTCGGTTGGTCAATAGTCATTACGTTACCAAGACCGCCAGTCAGCATGTCGAGGGAAGTATTGTAACCATTATCTTTAGTTCCGAATACATAGGACAACACCGTAGCAACCTGATACGGATTCTACTGAGAAGCAGCAGAGATCTTGTTGGTATCAATAAGGTCTGAGAAACGTTTTCCTTTGTACAAAACCAAATTATTTAGAATATTATTATCCATAAAATATTAGTAAATTATAATTTATTTGTTATTTAATCTACACGTAATTGTCGTGCAAAAGAATCCCACATAGACTCAGTGCTAGTGTTATCCTGTCTTTTAGTCTTTCTACTTACTCCAGTTCTATTCAAACTATTCTTGAACTTATTAATAGCTGCATTAGAGCCTTCACTCTTAGCTGCTTTTAATAGGGTATCACCCTTCATAGTAAAGTAGGCGGACTCAAGTAAGTTCTTCACGCTTTTGGAATAGTCTTTCTGATACTGAGTCTTTCCATCAGCTGTGGGTTTGAATATATATTCCAATAATGCCTATTTATCTTTCTGAGGTATTTTAATTCCACGAATATTATCCATGCCCTTCAATTCACTGACAACGGTATTAAATTGCTCCTGTTGACGCTTTTTAAGCTCCTTAGCGCGCTTTTCTTGCGCTTCTAATAGCTCTTGTTTCTTTTGCTCCTTAATGTCTCTAAGGGCTTCTAATGCGTCCGTAGCCTCATCCTCGAGTAAACCAGCTTCTTCGTATTTAGTCAATTTCTTTTCAATTTGTTTAGCATTGAAGCCTTTTTCTTTTAAGAATTCTTTGATAACCAGTTTTTGATTTACCTCACTATCTTCTATATTAATCTCTTCTAAGTCTAAGTCTCCGTCAATCTGGAAATAATCTCTAAGGTTACCGCCATTCTTTACAAAGTTATCCAATGCTTCTACTTCTTCACTGGCATACTGAGGTACAGAATTCTCCTCAATAACATCTTTGAAATATTCAACTAGTTCTTCTGGGGTTTGAGGGATTTCTTCATCTTCATCTAATTCCCAACCCATTTTATCTGATAATGCTTCAAAAAAGGATGTTACAACATTACTGGTGTCGATATTATCATCAGAGGAGCTACCGTCGTCATAAATGTCTTCACCTTCGGGTTCCTCATCATCTTCTTCAACTATTTCGTTGTCTACTTTACTATCTTTTCTACTTTTTGTAGTAGTACTTTTCTCGTTATCCTTTTGCTCTTTACTATCAGAATTATTGTCTTCATTTTTCTTGGGATTACGTATAGCTTCTAATTCTTCATCAGTTAGTTCTTCGGTGGCTCCACCAAGATCGTTGTTATCTATTTCTTCAGTAAATGTATTTTTATTTGCTACACTACCTGGCATGAAGTCTTCAAATACTTCAAAACCGTTCAATGTATTACTATCCATAATTATATATAATTAGATTATTGTTATTTCTTTTTTCTACCTTTGTGTTTAAACTTTTTAGCGTTCTAAGCAAATATAGCACGCTTACGTGTCAAAGGATTTTTACTATGTGTAAGTTCTTCAGTTGATTTACCAGTTCTACGTTTCAACTCATTGAACTTACCTCTATTCTTTTTCTTAATATGAATACCGCCATACTTGTATGTAGGTATAGGGTAGACCGGCATGATACCTGTGTAGTCTATTAAATCACTCATTTAGATATTTATTAGGTCCTAAACTAGAACAATCAAATGGTTCATTATATACTAAGCAATTCATTAAGTATTTTATAATAAACTAACTCTCTTCCTATGTAAAGTAAGTGTTCTTATCATACTTCTCTAATATAGAAGCCTATTCTGCAGTAAAAGATATATCTGTATCTATAAGCCCATATTTCATAGATTCATAGTCTTTTATAAACTATTCTATGTTATTGCTTCTTTCGATAGCGTCCTATAAATTTAGGATTTTGTTTTTTACATTTTCAGCAAATTTACTTTTCTTGTTCAGTTCCATTATTGAAATATTTATTTACTCCAATAGCTCCAGCACCAAGTAAAGGTATAGAGTTAAACCATTTGGTATATCCGCGCAAACTTTTGAACTGTTTACTAGCTCTAACAACAGATTTATAGTTATCTATCTTTTCTAATTCCTTTAAAGAATCTTTTATTAAGCTTTGAGATACCTTATCACCTCTTCTATTTATCTTTCTAGTATTGAAAAGATATTCTCTGAGTTGATTCATATAAGCCTTCTGTTCTGTAGGAAGACTAAAGTAAGAATCATTATCATCTACTCTTACTCCGTCCATATCTTTACTCATTTGATAAAACATAGGACTATTAGCATCTGCTTTAGGAGATTTGTTTTTAATGTAATCAGTATAATGATTCCATTCGTGTAATGTAACATTACCGCTCAAATCAGTATTCTCTGGATTAATTGCTAACTCGAAATCTCCTCTATCAGGTTTCCTACCACCTTTATTTACCGTTTCCTGGGCTGTCTTATTTGCTCTCATTTGAGCTCTAACCTCAGGATCTAAATTAAGATCTATTATGCTCTTGGGTAATCTATTTGGATTGATATTATAATCCTGAATTATATCTGCATATATACGAGCGTAATTATCACCAAATTTATTCTTTACTTCAGCAGCTCTGGCTAAATAAGAAGGATCATCCATAAGAGCTTCAACTATGTTATATCCCTCATTATTAGCTTTGGTCGGCAAAGTTTTACTATTATTAATTATTGCCTCTCTTCTAGCTTTTTCTATTTCAAATTCATTAATACGATCTTGAATCTTTTTATCCATTAACTTACTATCAGAACTATAAGTAGGCTTAGGAGTAACACCTTTATACTTCTTTCTAAACTGCTTAACAGTCATTGGCATAAAAGGAATCATTGATGCAGCAGCTAAACCTAAACCAGTCCAATCTTTGTCCATAGCAGCATTGTACATATCCTTTGCGGCAATAGCATCACCTACAGGAGTTAAATTAGCTGCATCTTCCAAATCAAATACAGGTTTAAGTCCTTGTTGCAATGGTCTACCATCTGGAGTTCTACCTAACTTAGTATTAACAGCTTTAGCGAATTTATCATCTGGATCACCTACCTCACCACCATTAGCCATAAAGTATATAGGATCCTAAGATAGATTATATGCAAATGTATTAGTGAGTTCTGATATGTCTGCATCTTCTAATGATTCCCATTGTTCAGGTATCTTAGCTCCTTTACTACGCATATTACTTATATCTTCAGGAGTAAGTTGTCTATTAGGATCTATATAGTAATTACCCTAATCATCTTTCAGATTTGAATTATTACCTCTAAAGTCCCAAGTCTGTGCGTGTTTCTCATTAGCCTAATTAACATAATCCTCATATGAACTATCAGGATTACTAATGCGTACATTAGGAACAGCATTAAGTATAGCTGGAGTATTATCTCCTACCATATGACCAATACCTTCATGCCAAGTATTGGCAGGCCTTAATGAAGTATAACTGTGAGACTTTGGATTAGCAAAACCCTTAGTACCTTTTTCCTTAAGTATATTAAGCTATTGATTAATCTGAGCATCTGTAGGATTATAACCCTATCCTACCATATTATCTCTCATAGCTTCAGTAGGAGTTTTCCATGTAGCTTTGTCTATATTAGATAATACACTACTTAGTTTATCCCCTCCTATCTAATCTGAATATTTTGGATTCTTAGCTCTCTCAGTATACCAATAGTTTGCAAAGTCTTTTTGATATTCATTCTGATTCTAGAACATCTTATTGTAATCAGGTTTTCCATCTACTAAAGACTCTTGCATTATATCTCTTCTAGTCTTACGCTGAAACTCACTTACCTCTCCACCATTTGAATACTTCTCAACATATATGCCGTATTTATCTAATAATTCTTCTTCTGTTTTAGGAACGAATTCAAATAATCTTTCACTCTACTGTTCATTTAGTCTATCGTATTCTTCACTATAGCGATTCTGTGTTAGTTTCTTCCATTTCTAGAACTCTTCATCTGTCATTTCAGAAGGATCTATTAATTCAAGTTCTGTACCAAAACGTTTGTTTACGTATTCTTCCTTTGATATAGGAACTTTTTTCACTGCCTAATCTTTGTTTAATAATCTGGCGTTAAAAGTAGTTCTATTTAAAAATGGTCCAGGTATACCTAGCAAATTAGCTGGTTCTAGATCAACTAACCATTTTGGAGCATTATCGTTCCATACTCTTTTCTAATATCCATCAGGCTGTACTTCGATGTGCATATATTTGCTTTTCAGCCATTCTGGTAATATTCTAGCTCTATTAGCATCCTTAAATGGATTAAGATCCCATATATCTTCGGTAGTAATAGTACGTAAATCGCCGTTATCTTTATATTTTACAGATATATTTCCACCAGTACTATTTATCATATCTCCATGTACATAAGGAGTATTTTCAGGTTTATGCTGTGTAGTTTTCGCTATATCTCTCAACTAGACATTTGGTACATCTGTTACATTACTTCTATACACAGGCATACCATTTTCTTTGACACCGGTATTAATAAGATATCTATCATCATGAGGAATTCCTAGATAATTCTGCCAAGCTTCTTTTCTAGCTGCTGTCATAACATCTAACATATGCTATTGTTTCTTATTATCCTTAGCAATAAAGCTACCTAGAGTAGTTGGACTGTTTATCCAGTTTTCCCATTTGGGATCTATCTTGTCTCCTTTACCCAATAAATAATCTTTTAATGCTCCTTTAAGTTCATCTTTCTTACTACCTCCAGGTATATAACTATCATAATAGGATCCAGGAGCTATATTGTTATAAATAGAATTTACTAAGCCTTTCTTACCGTACTTACTTTTTACCTTACTTAACCAATTACCAGGTAAGGCTAGTAAACCTAAGCCGGCTAGAGCTGCACCATAATCTTCGTTCTTGACATCTTGAACTATTTGTGTTACCTCCATTGCATCTCCAACTCCAGGTAGATAGTCAGAAGTAATTACAGGACTTAAACCTTGTAGATTACTGGTTGATTGTAATCTACCCTTAGAATCTACGTATCGAACAATTTCACTAGAAGATTGAGAATCTGCAGCCTTACTTTGTTGTAACTGATTATAAGTACTCGGACTATTTTGCTTTAAATCATCCAATACATCTTGATAACTAGGACCACTATATTGATACTACTACCACAATGGTATGTCTCCCCCGTTCTAATAAGCTTGTACTTTCCAATCCCAATAGCCTTTACCGGGATTACTCTCCCGGTAAGACTTTAGGGCTTGCATTCTCTATTTAAATGCGTTTCTATCCATAATTATTTACTTTTCTTTCCGCCTTTACCTTTTTTGCTTTCAGATTTCTTTCCTCCGCATGCCATAATTTAGTCCTCCTTATTTTTTATTTTTATAACTGCCTATTTTTACATATTTGAACCATGAATAGTGCTTGCGCTCTTTACAATAGTTTAAGTTTTTATCATTATTGTGAGCTTCCTCTTCAAAGCCAACGTCATGATATTTATCGCTTTGTTTATTCCATTTACAGGACAGCATTATACATAGATATTCTATACCATACCATAAGTAAAAACCAATCCACAACATCTCTTGCATCTACTTCAAATGGATTTTCTCATGGTTGTACTCTGTCATTGTAACTACAGCATCATTTCTTTGGAATATAACACCAAACAGATTTATCAATTTATAACCCTTAAAAGGTATAAACTTGTTCTTAATTATCTTCATATTACTTCTCTCCTACTACTTTATTTGCTCTGGCAGTCTTTGCTTTTAGTTGTTCTCTTTCATAAGCTGCTTTGTCCTTCTACTTCTACAGCTCCATTTCTTGTTTCATCTTCTTTTCTTCAAGTTGAATTTTCTTATTCTCAATTTCACGTTTCATTTCAATCTCACGCTTCTTATTATTCAACTCAAATTGCTTAGATGCTGCATCAGAATTTACTTTCTGTTGTTCAATTGCTTGTTTGCCTATTTCGATTGGATCAGGTATACCATTCATATCTTGATCCATGTTTTCAGAACCTCTATACGCATTGATCTGGGCAACAGTAATCTTGGTAGAAGCGTCTGTATCAATCTTATATTTTTCAAGATCTAATTCAGCTTCTTTAAGCATAAGTTCTTCTTCCTTAACCTCATTCTGCATTTGAACTAATTGCTGTTCTCTTTCTGCTTGTGCTTGTTCCATTTGTTGTTGTTGTTCCATTCTTTTCTGTTCTATTTCTTCAAGTTTATTCTTGATCATAGTAACATTATCCATAGTAATGATTTCAGCAATATCAAGCAAACTAGCACCATTTTGCATAGCGGGTTGCATAAGATTTCTAAGAGCTTCGATTTGTTGTTGATTCTTAGTAGTATCTTCTACAAATATATCATAATCTTCATAGAAGAAATCATCAGATAAAGTTAAGAATGTTCTGGTTGCATCATCTAATACATACTATATGCAAGTCTTATTATCTTTCCAAGCATATTTAGCTGTATCTAATAACATGGTGATACACTCTTTCTTTACCTAATTGTGTGTCCAGAACCAAGGCTCAGTAATATGAGCAGATTGTACTACAGAACGTTCTACATTACCTACTAACTCATTAGATGCAATAGAACCTTCACGCTATTTACTTACTCCTGATATCTCAGATAACATACTTTCGATCTTGTCCATTAAATTAATGTATTGATCAATAGTATTAGCCATAGTAAGATCTAAAGCAGATATCTGATTGAATTGGGATGGTTTACCACCTTCACGACCTGGTATATCCCACCCTTCTTCATATGGATTAACAAAGTTAACTCCAAGTGCTGATAAGTAATGCATCCATTTAGCTACATCTATATTCATAGACTTAGGTATCTAAGTAATATCCATAGTAACTACTTTACCTTTGTCTCTAGCCATAGCTAATTCAAGACGATACCAAAGTACGATATACATGTATTGTAATGGCTTCATCATACTAACAAGACTGCGTGGTCTACTATTAGTATTATTGTATATTACCCCTGTATATGGTAGTCTTTGTGAATTAGGATTATCTGCGGATACATGTTGATATTCAAGCGGTTCTATACCGACATATAGATCCTCACCTATTCTATATCCTTCCCAAACTTCAATAATCCATCTCCATTCTACATTGATTTCGTTGCCTGTTACTTTATAAGTTTCATCAACTTGATAGTCTTCCGGCATACCTGTTTCTGGATTAATTATTGTTACAAATCCAATCTTCTTAAGTGATTTCCAACAACAATGCCATACGTGCACATTATTAGATTCTTCGAATGGATTAGCAGCAAACCCATTAATACTATGGGTTTTGATGTGAGGATAGTCTAAAGATGTCTTTCTTACTTCGGGGGTTATGCCACCTTTAGAACTATCATCCATCATGTCCAGCAGGTCATTCAATTGCTTTTCTGACATCTTATCATATAGTCTGTCATATACTTCAGTAACAGACATAATCATCTCATAACAACACCATTGTGCTTCATGTATGAATTCAAGATCAGATGTATCAGTATCATAGTCAAAGTAAATAGGATTTATTCTCTCTAAATGAGGCTCTCCATTTACTATTCCTACGTAATATATCTCTTCACCACCAACTAGAGCATCTTTCCAACCCTTATAGAATTCATGAGTAATATTCAACTTGTTTTTCAAATAATTTAGACTATGATATGCTGTTATCTCAGCTATATCTTTATAGTCTTTACTCATGTACTTTTGTATCTATTCTGGTGGCATTACTTCACCTGATTGTAATGCTTCTTGGTACCTGGCCTATTCTTCAGGGCCTAGTCTACTCATGATAGTAGCTTGTATGTAGTCTATAAGCATTTGTTTAGCTTTATCCTACATTTCACTAGTAGCTATATCACTTGTACGTACTACTCTAAAATTGAATGGTCTTTTAGTTTCTTCACCTAATAATAGGTCTATTTTAGGCTTAATTATATTATAATCCTAAGCCATTGCAGGGAAACCATCTTGCTGTTTAAAGGGGTTAGTAACATACTTAAGATCCTTCTCATTATATATACTATTGTAAAGGTCATAGTATGTCTACATTTCCTCTTTACGAGTTCTAGTATTACCATTTCTAGAACCACCTTGACTATGTCCTATAATATAGTCAACACAAGACTCTTTCCAGTCCTATGTTTTCTTAGACATAGGTAATCTCTACAAAGGAAATTGGTTAATATTCTTCATAATTAAAACATATATGCTTCGATATTATCAGTAGGTTCATCGTCATGAAACCACTGTTGAGTAAAGATAGGGCCTTCAAATAATACCCTATTTCTATTCTCCTTTTTTATTTCTTTTACTTTGACATTATAGAGCTGTTCTCTATAAATCATTACTTGTGTCAACGCCATTACTCTATCCACGTTCACCACATCATTTGCAGCTATGAGCTCTTCCAATAGCGGTTCTGACATTATGTTGTATAGATTCTTCTTACCATCTGCATTAATCTCATTAAGCCAATCTTTGATAAGACCCCAGCCCCATTGTTTGATTTGTTTATTCATATGACAACCCTTCTTTCTGTTTACTTTAGAGTTGCCAACAATATCGTTTATAATATCAGGCTAATCAGCTAGTAAGTAGTCACAATGCTTATTAGTAAAGTAAACAAAGATACCTTTGTTTTGATTCTCATACATTGCTCTGGCATTGTAATACAGCAATAATTTTCTTACATTCTCATAGAACTCTTCTGCTGATTTAGGTCTACCTGTATATTCAGCAACTATAATATCAGAATATTGTTCTATAGATTGTATACGCTTATATATAAAACAAGAACCAAGAGATGTGGTACTTGATTCATCATAATCATATGAGTCAATACCAGCTATATAAAGACCTGCACTAGCGTCTTTATTAGGGTGTTCCCATATTACTATAGAACCAGTAGGATCATCCCCTACTAAAGCCCCTGTAACTTCATCTCTTTTGGTTCTTAATGGATAATGAGTTATATCTCCAGTCTTCTTAATTACCCATTTAATGGTTCCATCTGGTTGTTGAATTAAGTCTCCTACTTGTTTATGGTTCTATAATTTCTTATTAGTCCTAAGTAATGATAACTATTCCTGTAATTCCTTTTTGGGAAATATGTTACCATTAAATTCTAGCATGGCTTCAGCTGGAGTAATAGGACGTTCTGCCACATAACGGTCTACAGCTGCATTACTAGTAGCATTAGTTATTACTACTTGTCTTTCAGCTAATATATGTTCTAATGATTTCTTTTTAAACGTATTACCATCATCATCCATGTATATACGCTTACCATCTTTATCACGTATATCCAGATTAGTATACTGAGGTACAAAGAAACCACATTTATTAGTAGTCGCTGTTTCATCCCATATGTTATCAAAACCTAAACAGTTATAACCGTCTGGGTTATAAAACATGTCTTTCATGGTTTCGAATGCAGAGCCTTCATCACCACCAGTACCCCATACAATCATTGTACCAAAGGCTATACCATCTACTTCTACAGAAGGTCTAGCAATCTGCCATGCTGCTCCTAATTCTGAGAAAGAACCCCCCTCTTCAAACATAATAAGGTTGGCTTTCTTACCACGAACTACGTCAGGATTATCTTTCAAAGTAACGCCAATAATCTCTGACTTGTAACCCATTTCTATTACATTACCATAATCGTCTTTAGTATAGAAACCAGCTCGTCTACGCATCTAGGTATTGACGCTACGCTTCTTACCCCAAGCCGTATTCTTATCTATGAAGTCCATGTAATCCCATGCTTTAGTAAGAATACCATCATCTGTTAAGTATTGTTTATTAGATGCGTATATGAATGTTTTACTATTGGGTATCAAATAGAAATTACGGCATGCCATAGAACCACCTTTGTAAGAGAAACCCTTACGTCTTGATTTAAGTAGACATAGATGTTTGCCCACTGTTTCTGCTTCTTGAACAGCATTAAAATAGTAATAATCATAGTCCCAGAAGTCTGGAAAACTAACTTCGTTTATACGCTTTACTACAGTATTGCCATCTTTATCAGTTGTAATATGATTGACAATACGGGATATAGGACAGTAATTTAAATAAAAATAGTTATAGCCACTGATGAAATCACCATCATCAGCAGTATAACCATTAATACATCTATCTTGTTCTTCGTCCCAGAACTTATAAAATTCCGAGGTACCTTCAGGATACTAACAATAATGCCCTGTAGCTAGAAACTACAAGGCAGGTTGTCGAAATTTATCTGAATTAATTATTTTTTTGTTAAAGTCAACCATCCTTTTCCAAATTCAAATTCTCTCTTTTTTATCCATTCTTTCAGTTTGTCGTAGTCTTCTTTATTGAGCCAGTAACTTTCACCTTGTGCTTCAATAAATATTTTTTTACCTCTTAACTTTTCCATAGTTGCGGACGAACGATTCGAACGTTGTCTTATGGTTATGAGCCACACGAGCTGCCATTGCTCCACCTCCGCAGTGCACGTAGTTTGTAGGAGATACTACGTCAAACTCCCCGACTTACGATTCGGACCTGCGTGTTGACTACATCTAGAATTAGACAGGGACTCAGGTGGTTACGTTGTATGCGCGCCATACTTCACTTAGTTTATTTCTTAAGTTCTTCTACCGCTTTTAGTAAACCCTTTAGATTAGTTTCTCTGTATATGAAGAAAACCTTATTACTAGCGATAGTATGACCAGCTAAGTATTTAAATCTATCTGGTCCTAATTGATATACACCTTGCATATTATGTATTTTATATAAGTACAGGGTAGGGAGCTACAGGGATTTGCACCCATAGATTTTTTCTACTAAACCACTCACTCGCGTTGAATCATATACACAGCTTGACAAACAACGCTATAGCTCCGGCCTGTACTATTTCAAGCAACCTGCTTGCAGTCAGGTTGCATTAATATCTTTTTCCATATAAAACCTTTGCATGTCTTAGCTCTACCATTGCAAGCTCTCTGTATTGATTTATAATCAGTATTGACTGCTTCTGCAGCTTTATTCATTCCATAGTAAGTATCTACTAGTTCTCCTTCTAAAGTATACTGATATACAATGTATTTAGTGCTAGCAATTCTTATTTTTTCTTTTTGTTCTTGGGACATTTTCTTTCCTGTATTGAGACCTATCATGCCTTTAACCCAAGTACTATTACCAGTATATCTTCTGTTTCCTTTATGCCTTACAGTTTTGGTCTTTTGATCTTCTTGATACTCTTCTAAGATATGAGGAATATCTTGCTTTAACTCTTCTAATTCTTCTTTAGTATAAGCTGCGATGAAATTACTACAAAATGGGTGAATATAACTTTTGTTACACAATCTGCCTATATTACTTCTACTTAGACCTGTTATGTTTGCAGCATCTTTTATTGTCCAAGCATAAATATAATACTTTTCAATGAAGTTATATAAATATACACGTTTGCCAAATAATCCTTTAGCTATTAATTTTTTTGTATTTTCTGAAACTTTCTTCTTTTGTTCCTCTGTCATTTTAAGACCTAATACTCCAAAATCTCCACCCTTAGTACAGTTATAGCCGTCGGTATAAGCTTTATATTCCTCTATATACTTTATTTCTAGTTCGTCTAACTTTTTTATTAAATCTTCATTAGATATATTTGGATCAGGGATAAAGTATTCTAATAGTTCTAAAGTAAAGTTATGGAAACCGTGTTTTCTTATAGCTCTATAAATCGGCAGATCAAGTTTACCAACCTTAGCATTTCGCATGTGATCTTTTATCCTTGATCTTAATTTTATACTTTGTCCTATATAGCATTTTCCATTTATATTGTTTTTGAACATATATATTCCAGCTATATTAGGATCAATATCTCTGTAAGTCATATCTGCAAGTTTTATATGAAATTGGTAGGGGTGGTAGGAATCGAACCCACTCACATAGAGGTTTAGAATCTCCGACGCTACCGTTACGTTACACCCCAATATCACGTGGGTACTAAGCCCCCACGTTAGGCTATCAAAATTATCGTTTGAACCAAGCTTTGATTCTACTCCATAAACCCTTTTTAGGCTTCAGAATATTGTCTATTTCATCAATCTGTCTCCAGAATTCTTCTTGACCTTTAGTCAAATCAATTGTAATATCATATTGTGCTTTCATAATTTCTCTTTATATTGTTCTAAACGTGTTGTTTAATTTAGGTTGCATTTTGCTGTATTATCTCGCCAACTCATAAGGATTAATTTTAGCATCACCTTTGACTTTACCTATGGCTACTTCTTCAGCTTTAACCATATTCTCTAAAGTATCTATACTCTTAAGCACATTACCTACTGATGTCATACCAGCTAATAGGTCTTTAATTTTCTTTTCATCAAGAGTATCGTCAAGGGATTCTTTATAATACTTACTGATACTATCTAGCTTTAGCCTCATGTTATCAAGCATCTCTAGCGTACGAGTATGACAGAATGCTTTATAGTCATTTTCACAGCTAATTTCTTCAGCAGTAAGTTGGTAGTTTTCATCACCAAATATTTCCTTTTTGAGTTTGGGCTCTCTAGTTTCAGCTTCCATACTTTGAACATATGGGCTATTCCATTTGTTCATTAGTACTATATAACTGATTACTTTAGTAGCATATTCTTTATCTGCTTTATCAGCATCCCATACTTTTTTGAAACATGGTATCATCAACATATCTGAGTGTATAATTACCTTTCCTCCTTGAATGTCAGCTAACTTCATAGTATTTCCATTTATAATTTTTATAACTAGTTCTTAATCCCTTACAACAATGTATTACATAACATTTAGATCCATTTACAGATGATGTAGCACTATTTACTGAGTCATGTATTTTTATTAAGTTTCCGTTCAATGTATACTGTGCTACCTTCTTCTTTCTTTTCTCTGATATTCTAGCCTGACGATTATTATAATTGTTGTTATATTTTATCGTACACCATTCTAAATTATCTAAATTGTTATTTAATTTATTCTCGTCCTTGTGATTTATACTATTGTAGTTATTAGGATTTGGTATGAATGTTAACGCTAGTAATCTATGTATTCCTGTATTAATAGGTTTTCCGTCTTTACATAAAGTTACGCGTAAATATCCATCTTCATCTATTCTAGGAGTTTTTAGCATTTCTTTGTAGTATCTGCCAGCTCTACCAGAATTTGGATTAAATCTGGCTAGGGATTTAACTATACCAGATTTATTTATCTGGTATAATCCTTCAAATCCCGGAATATCTACAAAATCATCAAATAGTTTCATTAGATTCGATCTTCTTAGTCAGACTTTTAAACCATCTGCTGATGTCATCCTTAGCGACTATGTCAGTACATATTACCGCTTTAGTGTCATAATCAACACCGTTCCAATGTACAAAGTACAGTATTAAGTCACCTGCATTATAGTCTACTACTTCAGTTTCAGTAATTATCTGTCCGTCCTATTCGGCAAAGAATGCACATCTAACATCAAAGTCTGAGGGTGTAGTTTTGATGGAATTAGTCTCTGTATTATACAGAGTCTTAGTACCATACTAATCAATTAATAATTTATCCATAAATTAGCAACTTTGAGATACACATTCACAGTTACAGCAACAATCCTTAGCTTTCTCTCTGCCCTTTTGCTCTTCGTAGTATTTTTTTATACGTTCGTAATGATTAGTAAGATCTTTGTTATCAATTACGATGACATCACCGTGTTCTTCATCCCCAATGCGATACATCAACATTACTACATTACCTGCTTTTACTTCGTATTCTTTATCAAAGGCAGTGATAATCCCATCTTCTTCGATAAGCCATATATAATCTACATTATAATATGAAGTACCAATACTATTGACCTTTAGTGTTTCTGTATCAAGCTTTATAAGTGCACGTTGCTCAGTTAAAATATATTTATTCATAATGTCTAATTTTTTTAATCTATTCTGTAACCTAAATAATATTCTTTACTCAATTTCTGTAGTATGCTCTACGCTAGTGCCAGAGGTATCTTCGGATGTACATACTCCGGATTCATCTGATACTTCTGTATTATCTGCTAGAACTCCATTATCTCCTTCTCCAGACTCTGAGTTGTTATGTTGCTTCGTATATTTTTCATATAATCTCTCACATATAAGATCAATCTGTGCAGCTCTATCTAAGTTAGTTTCATTCTTACCATTTTCTATAATAGTAGTAGTTACTTCATCTAGCATATCACCACTAAACTGATCATACATAAGATCTCCATTCATAATCAACTCTTCTACTAAATCAAAGAGTTTATTCATTTTCTTTGTAAGTAGATTTTTGTCTGTATGAGCTTTCTCTACTTTCCACATTGCAATGCTTTCTTCTTTAGTCATTTTCTTCTTTAAATTTAATTAAACTACTACTTATAGAGCCTGCAGCCCATCCAAGTAAATATGCATAGTTTTCATTTCTATGAAAACATTCTGCTGACAAACCTAATGAATCATACATGTAATCTGTAACATGTGTAGCTTCGTGAGCAATGGTATTTATTGCATCCTCAAGATTATCCGGATTGAAAATAACTACTAATACACCTGCTTCTCCTGTAGCTTTGTAGTGTACTGGTATTGTAACTGCCGCAGTATACTCTTCATAAAACTCTTCTACTAAGCTCTTATAGGTATCTTCATTAACTATGTTAAAGTCTTCTATATTACAAAATACGAATTTCTTATCTAAACCTTCAGCATAGTTAGCTACCCATAGCTTTCTAGGATAAATTACAGGATCGTATGTATTAAGTATTTTCTTCATATCTTTTCTTTAATTTAATTTTACCCAAGTAAGTAAATCTGATAGGTTTATTATCCTAATTAGTTATAGCTTCATTAGTAAACCTAAAAGGACTGTTACATATTACTTCGATGATCTAATAAGGTAAGTTGTACTTATTACTTAGTTTAGTATATATACTGGGTTGATCTTTCATTGAACTTTACTCTTTTATAGTATCTACATTCATTTAGAGTAATAGGTCCACTGATAGTATTTGGTCTAATTACATTGATAACGTCTGCTATATCCGACCAATTACTAGAGTAATGTAAGTCATTAGCTATTATAGCTAGTTTATTAGCTTCTAATTTACTATACTTACGTATGGGTTCGTATATTGCTGTTTCGTTATCAAAGTTTCCATTAATACTTAGTAACTCCGTTTTCTGAGTAATAAGAGTAAACCTATTGTAAGGCAAATGCTTATTCCATAGACCATACCAAGCTTTCTTGAGGAAATTATAATCTTTCCAAACTATAATGGAACCTGGTTCAAGCATTGTTGATTGTACTTTCATCTTTATTTAATCTTAACACTATTGTTATTTGTACTCTATCACCGATTACTTCTGGTATTAAAGCTTTATTTACCATTACTTCATCTTCTACTCTGCCTTTGACAAGTATACCTTGATTCTTAAACTTAGTTATATATCTACTTAAGTTATCAGGAGTAATACCTAATGTTTTTCTGATATACTTTCTATTTTCAGTACTTATCACATTCTTACTGATGTTAGGGAGTTTTGGTGTATTTATATCTAACTATATAAATGTAGATAGTAATTGTAACTCCCTGTCAGTAAGATCTAATATACCGTTTAGGCTCTTCAAGAATTCGTTGTATAAATCAGTTTTAGAGACACCTTTAACTAATTTATTCATTCTCCAATTTACCTTTAATACTATTAGCCAACTTAATCAAATTGTACAGTACTGTTTCGGATTCTACTTTTACGCAAGGTTGTACTTCACCTTTTTCAAATTTATTCTGTACTTCCAGCAAATCACTCTTGTACTGTTCAATTAAATTATCAATGAAATCAACAGTATCTTTAACAATTGACTTATCAGTAGCAATTGTAGTAAAATAACCGTCGTTATACAGTTCCTCTGCAAGCTTATCATTGATCATGATGGAACGTTCACAACCATCCTTAGACTCATCTAAAGTATATGCTTCTTCCATTCCATTCCAAAATAATAGGTCACCTTTCTTAAGTAACCCACAATCTTTAATTACTTTATAATCTGACATCATTTTTCTAACTTTTTACAGGCCCACATTACTAATACTCCGATTAGTATTGCTAATAGCCAACATTTATCTTCCATGACACTAAAACGCCTTTGTTAACAGACTGTTAATACTTTTTAACATTTGTTAACATTTCATTAACATATAATAGAAAACCCCAGCGTGAGACTGGGGTTAACTATCTATCAATTTAATATTTATAATAAAAACATGTTTATGAAAAAATCTAAATTCAAGTAGATTGGGCGTTTATGCTTGAAATTAAATCTTTTTTTCTTATTCGCAAACAGCAATTACATCAAATGGTTTGACTAACTGACTATCTTTGAATAAATCAAAGTCCTTAGAGAACTTTTTATTGTAAACTACTTTGTCCCCTACTTTAAATTCAGGTTCTGCTACACAAGTGGGAATGGCTAATACAATACCAGTACCATATTCAGATTCTACTTCTTTAGTCTCTGTCTTTGTCTCGTACTTATTAAAGCCTTCTTCATCTACTTCCCCCGTAGGAACTTGTTCTGTAAATTCCTTAGTAACCATTATAGGTTCTAATGGTTTTACTAGAACATCTTTAAGGAACTTGTAGTTCAGTCTATTTAAGACTGTTTCTAATATCTTATCTTCGTTCATATTCTTCAAACTTGGTTTATTACTATAACGTATAGTATGCTAAATAGTTCTGAAAATTACTCTTTTATTTTAAGTATATTACCACCATTAGAGGTACAGTACGTAACAGCTCTTGTTGGACATCTCAATTGGTTTTGAAAGTAACAGCCATCACATCTACCACCCCTGGAAGGCTCTATTATAAACTATTTACTTTGTATCTCTACTGGAGTACCCTTTCTTATTATCTCAGCTAATTCTGGATCATATAACGTCATAACTTTAAATTCTCCTTAACTTTATATATAGTATACATACTAAGTATGCCAACTATAACACCAAACCAAAAACTCATTCTTTTATCTCCTTTCCTTTTCCGTGTTTATCTAAGTAAAGCATAGCTCCATTTATATCCATAAGCTTCTTTCTTTATACCTTTACAAGCTTTTGCTACAAAACTTGGATCAAAATCATCGTCTTTTACTGATGTAATTGATTTGTAATATTTTTCATTTCCGCTAGAGTCCGTTCTTATAATAGCTTTTACTCTATTCTTAGCATCAGCGTGTTCTGACAATCTCTTTCTAATTGTTCCATAATTCATATTGTGTATTCTATCACACCACTCGAGATTTAAAACATTATTATTTAATTTGTTTTCATCTTTATGGTTTACTTCAGAATAATTATTAGGATTATCTAAGAATGTTTTAGCTATCAGTTGATGCACTCTAAATGTTCTTTGGGTTTTCCCATCACATAATACAACATTTAAATATCCTTTATTATTTTTACCTGGCTTTAATTTTCTTCCTTTTTTATAGTATCCGCCAGTTCTAGTATTATGAACTCTATCTTTAGAATAAATATTTCCTAAATTATCAGCGTAATAAAAGTCTTCGTACCCAGGTATATCCTTATATATTACCTTTCTATTTGTTTTCAGATAATGATTTAATGCTATAGAATTCCACATTACATGCGCTGTATGCGGAAGCCCACTTTCTTTATCTATAATTTCACCGCCTTCAATTGCAGTTAGATGTCTTAATAAGGCGGCTTTGTAACGTTCATAACCATTGTCCAATAATTGCCAAGTATTCTCACCATACTTATTAGCACCAGATGTGTACACTTTAACTATATCTTCAATTTCCTCTAAAGGCAGTAAATCCCATCTTAGCTTACCGTCTTGAAAATCATTCTTCTTCCCCTCGTTTTCCATAAATATATTCAAAGTAATCAACTATAAATTGAGCCATCTCTTCATCTTCCCCGTCTTCTATATAAGAGTCTATCACCTTTTTTCTTATATCGTTGGTATAAAGAAGAATTAAATTGTCGAGGTCTTCAATACTACCGAATTTTAGGAACTTGCTGTAAATGTTCTTCAGGCCTTCATTTGAAGGGTAATATTCTACTATCTTTTTATTCTCCATCTACAAAGTATACAAGGTTACTATTCATCAAATTACTATCAATACCTACAAATTCTATATCAGTATTATAAGTACTTCTATACTTAAAAATATAAGTATCTGGATTGTTGTCTGTGTAAGTACCAGTTATAGATTTAAACATTTCAGGTATGATATCTTTGTCTACATATACTCTCATATAAGGTCTTAATTTACCATCTTCGTATAGACTGTCTATAGTCTCATATACTTTATCTATTATTTCTTTTACTTCCATGATTTCTTTATATCTAAGTATATCTCCCAAAGTTGGTCTTCGGTTAAATCTTTAAAACTACACTTATCGTTCCATCTCCAAGAGTCTACAAATCCACCTACATAATGACCTAGATTTAATCCTTTTTCATTATACTTATCCATTATAGTATAATAAGGACCACTGCATCCTATGATAAGATTTACTAAGTCATCTCTATCTAACTCTACTGTCATAGTGTAATCTTCTTAAGTATATAACCTTGAGTACAGTAACCAGTAACTCTAGTAGGGCAACTACTATTATACAAACTACAACCTTCACACATACCTTTCTTCAACTCTGGTACTAACTGATATGGTTTATTACCATGATATACTATCTTACCAGAGTAAGCCTTATCTATCTTATTTACTTTATTCATTGTCTAAAATTTCAACTTCTTGTAAATATATTTGTCCCTTATATTCTAAGGGGTCTTGTTCTATGTAGTAATACTTATTATCAATCTTAGCTATTTGTGCTTTACCATCCTTTACTATTGATAATATCTCAATATTCTTACTCAACAATCTCTTGACTTCTTTTTCAGTCTGGAGATTTCTCATAAATTCATATTTCATATTACAGTGTTATCTAAAGTAAGAGTAATTATAATGGCTTACTTATGATATAGAACTTATTAGTCTGTATTAGTAACCCCTCTTACTCCCCTATAAACGTCTCATACTATGTGTTAGTTACCATTTCTTTAACATTTATTAACAACAATTATGGCTATTTAACTTCAATATTTTAACAATTTTTAACAAAAAATTTTTTATAAAGAAAGCCCGCGTGTGTGGAAAAATAATTATATAGTATACCCCCGCGCGTGTAGAATACCCACCAGCAAATCCCCCACCGCTGTTAGAAATCGGGAAGTCCCCGGGCAGTTGTTATCTGTGTTACTATACTTTAGCAACAGGATACAAATCAGCTACTACTGCCAGACTTTGCATTATTAACTGTAATTCATAAGCTTATGTTATCAGATTGTATTTTTACTCCTTCTGACAGTGATGAGGAGTATGCTGACTCTTGGTTTAATTGGGATTGACCACAATGTGGTCTTCCCTTTTTTGCTGATTATTAACTTTAAAAACTTTATATATGTCCAAAATCAAACTATACATCGGCTATTGGCTCATCATGCTGTCTTACTATCCTTACAGAAAGCTGTTCCCTAATGAGATTGCAACACTCAAAGAGTCGTTCAAGATAATATCTCATCCTGAGTTATATGACTCTGCTACTGTTAGTGCTAATTATACTATATTTGTAACTACCAACAATGTATTACATGAAATGGTAGAAGAGTACAAACGTATTCATAAGAACAGATACTGAGTACACAGTATTGCCACAAAGGCTGCGCACAGGAGGCAAATCAGGCACAGCTGCTCAACATTGGGGGAAGCAGGAAGGAATTCATAGTGTTTGCCATTGTTTGAGTGAATGGGTGATGATATACCACTCACCCACATTCTTCCACTTCCCCCATTCTCAATGTATTACCTCATCAAGTAATATATAGCTATATTTAACAATCACCAAAAAACCTCGCAATGTATAGGTAATTGTATCATGTCATGGCACGTTACAAAATCATTGAGCCACAAATCAAAATCGTGGAACAAGGAAAACAGAATGCAGGCACAAAATATTTGCTTGCTAAACTTCAGAACGCATTGTGCTTATGGGAAGAACCACAAACATTTACATGTTTTATTCAACCCATTGTAAATTTATTTACTCCATTATTGTCAACTCAACACGGAGGAACAGCACAAGCAGACCAGCCAATTCCCGAAGAGCTACAAATGGTAACGGGATGTTGGATTGATTGGTGTCCGCCGCAGAAGTTTTACAAGCAGCACTTATCAAGTCATCCAGCAAGACCTGCAACAGCAACTCAACCAGCAAGAGAAGCAATTCAGGCTGGTTCGTTAGTAATGAAAGGTGGAAAACCTATTCTTTACACAACTCTCCGTATCTTCTGCCAATATTATATGGACGAATTCGGAGAAAAACAATGGATACGTGGAGGTTCTCCAGAAGAAGTAGGACAACGAGCATTCAGTGCATACTGTGTACCAGCAGAGGAAAATACAACACCTCAAATTATGCCTACTGCACCAGCTCCTGAAATAGTAGGAGGACAAGTAGTACAACCTGCACCAGCTCCTACTGCACAACAAGGTCAACAACCTCAGTTCGTGCAAAACCCACAAGGTGCTCAACCATTACCTTATTAAATTATTAGGCTACAGCAATGTAGCCTAATTTCTTTTTGAATCAGAACAATAGTTATTCAAGATAGAAACTTAAGTTAATCAAATAATTATGAATAAATTAGAAAAAGAATTTATAATCTGTTTAGCTATTGCTATTTCAATGTATATAATCAGTATTATATCATTTCATATATTTGGAATATGAAACCAGAAAACAGAGAAAAATGTAATTAGGAGGAACATATATATTATAATCCTCATGGTAATTTACCTTTTCGTGTAACAATGAAAGTAGATGGTAAACTAAGACACTTTGGCACATTTAAAGAATTAGACGATGCCATAGAAGTAAGAGATAAAATCCTTAAACAATATCCACGTAAGAAGTAATGCTACCATAGACAGTGACAAGTCTGTTTAAGCGGTTATCAATCGTGTAAAATGCAGAGTCAAAAAATAAGTAATATAGTGTACTATCTCGCTTCTAATGCACATAGAAGTATAAGCTAAGGTAGACAGATATATTACTAATCCACGTGGTAGATGCACAGTTAGGTTCGCTGTGAGTGCACATCTTAGTAGTAACCAACTAAAGCAAACATAAGGAAGATAGCTATACCTCGACAGGCTTAATGAGGTGTTTGACAGTCTAACACTAACTGACAATAAGTGTCATTTCAATAGAGTAAGAGAAAATGAGGCGTTGATATCTTCCGCAGCTCTTAGCATAGCTTATAGTGGTGTTTTCCATAGCTATATTAATGCGCTTACTCTATTTCTACACTGTGCGAATCAGTGTCAACTTTGTGGGGCTTATATTCATAAATATCTCAATAGAAAGCTAAGTGAGTTGCAATAACTTAGCTGGAAATTCTTTTATATTATGATATTAGTGCAGGCGAATCAAAGACAGTTTATATTTGTGGTATTGTGGGATATAAACGAGTCAAGTCGTTGTAAGACTGGGTAGCATAATACAAAAAATCCTAGCTGACCTGTAGCTAGGTGTCTTTAAGGTGAGAATCCTTGACAAGCATGTGGGGCTTATATCTTATTGTGTCCTTTACAGGATAGAAATAGATTTATTGGGGATACAGAGCGTTGGCATAGCCACTCTAAACCAATTGCAATGAGTATTAGTGCAGACTTAAAAATCATGCAATGTGACAAACTTTATTTATGCTCTGTGTAGAGATAGGTGGTATTCCTGTTCAACATGTCACATATTAGTCCTAAGCGTAGGATAGTCCTTACAGTATCCATAGATTAGCCTATTACTAGATTCATTCTGTAGTATGGATTTGTCATCAAATACTAAGCGTAGTATTGTCAGTATGTTTATATGTGAATATGAATATACTGGCTGCACTCAAACAGGCAACCTTCACGTGGTGAGTGTGTTAAGTAATGAGTTAAATAAATCTTCCAGTTTGTACTCATGAAAACCAATGCCTTATAAGCCGAGATGTTGTAATAGGTAGCCAAGACAGACTTAAACTCTGTTGACCATTAAGGTCATGCGGGTTCGATTCCCGCTCTCGGTACAACAATAGTTAATAACAATAAAATCAATTTATTATGAATGAAAAACCAAAGAAATCAGTTCGAATGTGGGTTGCGAGAGATAAAGATAACGAATTATATTTATACAGAGATAAACCTACAAAGGGAATGGCAAGTGATACAATTGTATGGCTTGCAACATCATTTAATACGATACATATAGATTCAGACCTATTTCCATCTGTAAAATGGGAAGACAAAGAACCTACAAGAGTAACTGTTAGATTAGCGTGATATGATAGTCAAGAGAAGCACTTCAAACAGTATACTCACGAGTATTAGTGAGTTTTTACTTATGTTAATTGCGATAATAATAGTAGCTGTATTGATAAGTAAACATTACGGAGACTATAATTATTACAATTATGTAGAACTTAAAGCACAGTATAAGAACTATATTGTGACTAATAAGTATATACGGAACTCAGACACATATGTGTTAGAACTCATGAACCCTTTTAGTAAAAAGACTAAAGAGGTATATGTTAGAGATTATCTATATTATAATACTTATTTTGTAGGAGATACTATAAGATGAGAAGTAAAAGCCAAAAGTATATCTATTACTGTAGATATAACAAAAAGAAACCATACAGAGTAATCATATACTTACATGGAGAAAGATTTGAATTAGGTACATTCAGAACTTATCCAGAAGCACTTGAGGCTCGTAATAATAAATTACGTGAAATTGGAATGAGAATACCCATTAGTATATCTACTAAAATGAGTATTAATTCTTGTATAAGAGAATCTATAAAGTATCTAAAGCAATTATCTATGCTATTAAAAGGTATAGATAGAGTTAGTTATAATACAGTTATTAGTCAGATAAATCAATTAACTAAAATGTTAAACAAATATTAATCAAAACTATGTTCGAACAAGTAAAAGATTACAAAAGTGCTTGCGCTGTATTAGGTAAGAAACCTATTGATAAGCGCAGAAAGTTAGATGAGCATGTTATGTCATACATCATGCTGAGTACTATCACTGAAGCAATTAACTTTATTGCCAACGGAAATAAACCGTGGATACCAGTCTACCAACAAAACAAACCAATCAAAACATGGTATAGTTGGTGGTATATTGATTGGAACAAGATTAAAGACGGTTCCGGTGCGGGTGTATTTGGTCTGGGTTCTTACTATGGCCTTGGTTATGCGGATGCTCATGTCGGTACTCATTTGAGGTTCATTAACAAAGAAGCAGCAGAATATGCAGCAAAAACTTTTCAACCATTGTATATGAAACATATCTTTGGAATTGATTAATTCATATTATTAACTAAAAACATTATCAAAAATGGAAAATCCCGAAAGACCAAACAAAGCCCATATTTGGGCATGGATTTTTGCGATAGTAGCGTTCGCGTTCCTCGCAAGTATGTTAACTTATCTTTTCACAGATAAGATTGACAATCTGTTTAAACCAGAGACGGTTAAGCAAGAACGAACAGTCAATATAGATACCATTGACACGTATGCTGTACCAACTATACAGGAAATACTTGATACCCGTAAGCATATCAAGGAATATAAGCGTATTGACAGTGTATTTCTTACAATGCCCGACGTTATATTAATTGATATTTTGATTCAACACGGAACATCATTGTCCAATTCCGACATTGTTACAATATATGAATCGAATAAAGAGAGATACAACAATGTAATGAGTGGTGCAAGAGTACAACAATATAAGGATTCGCTCGATAAGTATAACAATACTAAAGATACTGCATTTGTGCAGAGAGAATGAGGCAATACACTCTCATTTATATAAATCCTTTTTTAAAGTTGAGTTGAAAATTCCCGTCTACACAGTTTGTGAAAATAGTGTAGACATTCCTCAGAAAATGACAAACCTGTGGGGCGTAAGTAGATATGTCCTGTCTTGAGAATTGGGCTTGCACAATTCAATAGAGCCTAGGGTGCAAGAACATATCTATGATCGTGCAGACGTTAAAATCAGGTACTCCAATAAGATTAGTTTGACAGCTATTTCTGATTACGAGTTAAAACTATTTGAGAGTCAGTAGAAGTGTGTCTTTTTTATTAACAAATGATACTTTCATAGGACAACGATGTATAGTATTTTTTAGTTGGTACTAACTTAAAATAAAATCCAGAGTACCCTGGTCGTCGTCAAAAAAAAAACAATTATTAACAATTTAAAAAAATATTAGTATTATGAAAATTATCAAAGATTTTCTCTTTTGTAATCAGAAATTTACTGATACAAAGGAAACAAAGCCAACTTGTATCAATGTGATGGCCATTAACAATATTCGTGTTACAAGAAATGCAGCTTTAGGTGGAGAAGAAGTTGTTACAGTAGACATGGAAGATGGTAGTGTCATATTGGCCGAAGATCCTAAAACATTTTTCACTGAATTTGCAGATTTGTTAGATGAAGATTAAAGTTGAAGAAAACCGAAAATTGACTGAAATCAAATTCGGCACAGATCATTACTTAGCTAATTTATTAGCTTGTACTAAGATATTAGGTATACCTTTGTCTAAAGCCAGAACATTGTGTAAAGCAACACCTAATACAAACAATCCTGTAGTTCCGCCAATTCCTATCATTAGTAAATATACTACTGATGAATTGTGTGATGAATTAGATGAATATGAGATATCAGTATCTATAACTATCAATCAAAAAGTAGTAAAAGAATGAAAGCAATTATTATTCGCTTCGAAGGCACTATCAGAAATGAAGAAGCTTTAATGGGAGCATTTGCTCATGCAATGAGTAACTATGTGACTGTAGAGGATGACCCCAAAGTGGTTATACTAACAGATCAAGAAGTAGATAAAGCTATTATAAATAGCGTCATAGTTACAAAGGAACCGGTATCTAATTCTCATATAGAAGTAATTCGTGAATTCTGTAAGAGAATTATAAAAGAAATAGGTTCTCCTACTATGAAGACACAAGCTCTTCTTAATCAGGATATCTGTAAATTCCTTGTAAATCAGAATCGTGAGACAATTGCTGCTGCAGTAAATATCATAGCAAATATTGATACTACTGCAAAGTATATTCGTCACCGCAAGCTGTTACAAGAATATGGCTTAGCTTGTTTACCAAGCTTATTAAGAGACATTAATCCACTCTTTAAACTCTTCTAACATGGCAAAGACAAATAGAGATTATGAGAAGCGACAGAAGGATTCTAAAAAGAAACCTAAGCATAAGAAAATGGAGCCTTACAATCGTAAGAAGTCATGGAAGTAGAAGAAGTGATTAAAAACGAATGTCCTACACTTGATAACAAAATCAACTGTAGTGTATGTACTCATGAGTGTAAACTCAGAATGCAACTTGAACAGTCCAAGGAGGATACTTCGCCAGAGTATCCGCCCGCTGTTATATATTACTAATTTAAATTGTTAGTAAAATGGTGGATTTCAGTCAACCAAGAACCATTTATGGCCAAACCCCTAAAGGGAGATCTCATAGGAGACATAAGTACCTACGGACTATACAACGGTCAACCAATTAACATTGGTCAGAAGAAGGATATGGGTCATCTACGAATAAGAAATACGAATAAGTAGAATGGTTCTTTTTTAAACTCTAAATGTAATGGGTAAGATTATACGTCCTTTAGTTAGGATACACCCAACAGAAAGCATCCAAGAAAGAATTAGAGCTGTATCATACTTTGGTAATTTTAGTATTGAATCTGCAAAACTACAATGCAAAAGTAATAATTACAGGTCTATAGATATCTATGTTCGTAATATATTCGTAGCAGTATTAGAAGCGAAAAGAAGATATTTCAAAGGATGTGATTTTATCGAAATTATTTCGTGATTATTAACTATAGTATCAAACCATTAAAAAGTATCAAATTATGGCAGAAGAAAACAAACTGAACATCTTTGATGTAAACAACGAGAGTGACGACATCCAAGAGTCAATCTCGAATGCAAACAAAGTAACCGATGAAGTAGTAAAGAAAGCAGCTGAGAAGATTGCCGAGCGCCGCAAGGAGAAGCTCACGAACGAACTCATCGACGTGGTTCAAAAGTGTGAATACACTGAGAAATCCGCAGCATTGCAGTTACGCCGTAGTAACCGCGTAAACCAACGTATGAAGACTTATATGAAGGAATTGCATGCAATTGCCGAAGACGTGAAGAGCGGCAAGAAGCCCATTACGGCATGGGATGATGAAGCTCCTGCACTGAAGAAGCAATTCGACAAGGACCTCATTGAGATCGACAAAGATATCGACAAGTCTCAAAGAGAATTGGACGAAATCTTCCCGAACTCCTGGTCTTATCGTTGGAATTCTCTGATTCCGCAGCGTAATCGCTAAAGACAGAGAAAAATAAAAAAAGAGGTTCCGAAACCTGAGTATCTTTGTATCCAAACAGGTTAGTGTTTATGGGGAATTTAGGTGGAAACCGTTAGGTTTACCGGGAGAAATTGGACGCCACAAAGACCTGAATTAACAGGTCTCATTTAGTATCTTTGTATCAGTAATGAGGAACTACTGTGTACTACTGATCATATGTCTGGGATCGCGACAATAAGATTGTCCCGCATTAGTAATAATGCTGAACTGCCTTAGTCGAGATATCAAATCAGACTGAATAGTGTGTATCTTGTATCATTTACGTTGCTAAGAATGCAAACCACGTAAATCCTATTCATATATTATCAAGATCAGTATAAGAGAACTAACCATTCTCAAGACCATAGGGTATACAACTTTGGTCGGTTGTATACCCACATTGACTGTTAGGTCTATGAATCAGTCGTTTGGACGAGGGTTTGATCCCCTCCAGCTCCACTCACTATGACGTCTAAGGTGACTTCTATTGCTAGCGTTTCCCTCGAAGTAAAATGATAGGAAACGCATATGGGGCTGAATGAATTTGACAGCGACAATGTGAAGTAGAATAGGTCAATATGCAGATAACTGGCAATACAAGTTATGTAATGGACTACACTGGTATCGCAGCGTGATAACAGAGTCCAACGGCTAAGCTAATGTCGTAGAAAGCTGGAGCATATCAGGCTAGATCAGACGTAGGGGCTGTGAAGGGTTCGATTCCCTTCAATGCTACAATATTAAGTTTAATCAATAAATTAATTTGAAATGGGATTAATGAATTTTATTAGACAAAATCTTCCAGAATCATGGGAGAAAGCTGCAACAGAGATGAGAATGAAGACCGAATTAATAACTCGTCTTCATAATGTAGTACCTCGTGCTTATAAGAATAAGTATCACTACAAAGAAGGTATATCTTATATTAGAAGAGTATTCAACACTAAATGTGATATAATACATTTAGTAGACGCTACTGATATAGATATCACTAAATGGAATGAATTAAGTAGTAAAATAAAAGAATACGAATATCAATGCGTGTAAGATATTTTGCCTGGTTTGACTCTAAGGCTGAACGTACTGAATTTATCAGTATACTTAATCAGTCTCGTTCAGAGTCTGAAGCGATTAGTAAACTTCTCGATAAATATCCAGACTTATCTATGTCTGCAATATCAGGAGTAGTAAGTAACTTTGTAAAAGAAATCAATAAAAAGTCATGAAATTAAATCATCCTGGAATCTATCGTATTATTGGAGAGCAATTTGAATTGTTAGCCAATATAGTTGGAGAAGTTCCTTGTCTTAGGATTACTTCTGCACTGTTAATAAATGACCTTGTTCAAAAGGGAAAGTTTACAGTACTCTCTGAAGAATCTATTGAGATACAAACTGTATGTCAAAAACCTGATTCTTTTTTGTTTTTAGAGTATGAATACTCAGAAATATGTACTCTACCGCCTTATAGACAATCTATTCGCGGTACGAAGATGCCAAATATCAGCAATGAACAATTAAAGGCATTCACTAACAGATATCTTGAGGATATCAAGATTCCCGGTAGAGGAATTGAAGCTACAAAAGCATATATTCTCAGTGTAACTGATTTCAACTTAGCACAGATAAATGTGTTAATGCTGAAGATAATTAATAGCACTCGCTATGGTCGTAAATAGTCTCACTGCATATCCATACTTAAGAGGATGTCCTATAAGATATTCTCAAGTAAATTGGAGACCATCTTGGTATGTATTCTTAAGAATACAGAATCGAGAAATTAAAAATACAGAATTCCACGAATTCTTTGATAAACAGAACTTAGCTAGGATAATATCATGGTTTGACATGAACATAATACAACAGATTGGCATAGCTTCTAAGATTACTTTAAAAGTTAGAATTAGAATTGTCTGTGGTATGGTGAATAAATTACCAGTCGAAGTTCTCACTCGCGACTTAAAGATTGAATTTATGGAATGTATTTGGGACGCTTTTGATAAACTATATGACGAGTGGAATGAATGGCATTGCAGGTATATACTTGGATTACCATTCTAAGGGTATAGGGTCTTGATTGACCCTATACTCACTAAAAAGCCCGTGATTATGACAGATGAAGAAAGACAACAGCTTTTCGATCTGATCAAACAGGCGAAAGAAGGTAAACAAATTGCCTTCACAAAGCTTTATGAGAAGTATAATCGAATTATATATAATACGATATATCGTATTGTTAATAATAAAGATGCTGCAGATGATTTATTATCTGTTACTTTTATTAAAGCTTTTTCAAAGCTAGAGAGTTATGTTAACAATATTTCATTTGAAATGTGGTTAAAAACTATAGCTATAAATAGTAGTATTGATTATATTAGACGTACTAAGAAAGAGAATGCAAATTATTGGCTAGACGATAGTACTAGCACTGTTCAATTGAGAAGTTCGGCCGACTACTCGCCTGAAGATAATTATATCTTCAATGAAACAGATAAGAGACTTTCAGATGCCTTTAGCAGACTCCGGTATAAGTATCGTCATATACTTGAACTACGAACAGTTCAGAATTTGTCTTACAAACAAATATCTGAAGAACTTGGCCTCACAGAGAGCCAGGTAAAATCTCAGCTTAACAAAGCTCGGGAAAAGTTAAAACAATTGTTAAACTAAAAAATTACAAACATGTCAGCAATTTGGATTATTGTGCTATTAATAGTAGCATTTGTTCTTGCGAGAAACTTTCGCAGTGACAAGATGTGGTGGATTTATATCTCCTGCATCATAGCTGGCTTGTTAGTAGGTATGTTGAGTAAGGAAGTAGCCGTGCGTTCAGGGATGAACAAACAAGATACTTCCATTACTCAGCTAGTCAACACCGTTGATGACTTCAATTCTACATGCACACAAAGCTTAGTGTGTACAGTGACAGAAGGTACTACCAATTGCCTATCTGGGGTTGTGAGTAACATGGCAGAATTGAAATTAAAGTTATCAGACGCATTGATTAGTAATATCTATACTAACGGGCGTGACTCACCAGCAATAGAGGATGATAGTTGACCTCTTTAAATATTCTATCGACTGAACTAACGTATTATTAACCACCAAAAATTATCAAAATTATGGCAGAAAAAGAAATGACTAAAGCTGAAAGAAAAGCAGCTTTGAAAGCAGCAAAAGCAGCAGCTAAAGAAGAAGCAAAGAATGCTGCAAACAAGAAAGAAGGCAAGAAAGAAGACAAGCCTTCTGATGACAAGGGAAACAAGAAAGAGAAGGAAAAACCTTCTCAAGTAGAAAAACCGGCAGCTGAGGCTCCTAAGGATAATAAGGAACAAGGTCAGACACCCAAAAAGAAAAAAGACAAAATTCCTACTATCATCCCTGAGGATGTTTCTCACGAGAATAAACCTTCTCCAGAAGAGAAAGCGCTCAGACGTGCAACCTCTCTTGTAGGCGGTATCACTGGTGCTGGTATTCCTGTAGGTTCTACAGCCTCTTCAGTAGATGGAAAGGCTATGTTGTCATTCGTAATGCAACAGCGTTACGCTAACAACGAAGAACTTGCAAAGCGTTATCCTGAAGTATACGCTGACATCAACCGTACTATTGATGTCGTAAACTTGTTAGCCCTTGTTGACATACGTCAGGACTTATTCAACCGTGGTGAACGTGGTGAATTGCAACTTATGATTGATGCAAATCAACTCATGCCGTTGCAAGGTATGGCTGAAATGTTAGGCATTAAGCTCGCTCCAGCTAAAGCATTACCGGGAGGAGATGGTAGCCAGTTGTCTATTGACTTTAACAAGTCAGAAGTTCCTACAGAACTTGCAGAAGATGCTGGTAAGACTATCAAAGCACCGGAACTTGATCCGAATAAGATCACTACAGATGAGGAAATTGATGCAGCGTTGACTTACCTCATCAGCAAAGAAAGAAACGTTGCAACGAACATTGTTAACACCGTAGAATGGTATCGTACACTGCGCGGCCTGAAAGAAACTAATGCCGACAAGAAGTTAGCGTTAGACGAGATGACAGTAGGTGATTGGATGAATGAAATTTTTAGCCGTATCAACCCTGTTAGCTTGCTGAAAGGCCTTGGAAGCTCAGTATACGTATATACTTCACAGACTGGTTCTCCGTGTATGGCACACTCTGTACTGCACAATCACTTGACTAAAGCAGGTTGGAGTGAAGAACAAGTTGCAGAAACGGTTCGCGCTCTTATCAATGAGAACTTCCGCTTGAAGCAGAAGGATAATAAAGACCTCAAACCCGAGTCTGATAAGGCTATTACAGCTCTTATCTCTAACTTAGGTGAAGAGTATATTGATAAGTTGTTCGCAGATTGGTCGCTCGATTTGACCGGCGTAGAAGAATCTAAGAAGAACCAACTCGAGAATGATCGTAAGATTGCTCGAATGGTTATAGGTTCTATCAAGACTAACTTCTTTGGAAAGGATGAAAGTCCTAAACCCGATGAATTACGTCTGAAAGTCGGCCAGATTATCAATCTGTATCGTGATCCGGCTTCTCGTTTGGCAGCATATTGCCAGTCATCCATCACAGCTCCTACAGAAAAGGAGTATCCTGAAAAAGGTGGAGACAAACCGGCAGACGAAAAAAAAAACTAAGCGCTTGGCGTAGGTTTTTAAAGTTTGTAGGTTTTGTAGAAGAATAACCATTCTCTAAAACGTCATAATCAATATGAATTTTAGAATAATTACGGCTGTCGGCATGTTCATCGCCAGTTGCATAATTGGCTTTGGACTGCGACAGACAGTCACAGTAGTACAGGCAGCCCCTGTAATTCCTTCACCTATAGAGATGCCAAAATTCCCTATAGCAAGTAGTGAAGTGAAAAAGTCTGTCGAGAAGATAGATGTCGAAGTAGACCTATCTACATTAGAAGTATCCGTGAAAGGAACAACAGACGCAATTGTGAATGTAAAGACTACGGGTGAACCTAAACCTGTAGTTAAGTGGAGAACAAAAGTAGTAGAGAAACTGACTTCAACAGGATATCCGAAAGTACGTAGTGTTAGTAGGGTATCTGATGACGAATCACCAGTAACTCCATTATCTAAAGTAGACTCCTATGGTAAGTAATCTAGTTATACTAAAACAAATGATACGCTTATCACGTATTATTAAGGACATGAAAGAAGCTCGGTGCAAACTGAGCTCCATCATGGCCCAATCCGCTTACTTTATAGTAGAGGGAGACCAGTCTGATATCATTAGAAATCAGACTAAAGATAGTATAGCTAATTGCTTATACACTGAAAAGTACCTACGCTTGTCTGTAGGTAATGCTTGTAAATGTTTGGATGGATTTAACGCAAGTATCATGGAACCAATTGACTATATCAGTAGTAGTGATGTACGAAATAAGTTCGTAGATATTTGTAAAGGTAAAAAGGTTGTTGCAACAATCAACCTGACTACAGGTGAAATTACCGTGTTAGAACCAGAACATTCAAATGTAGCTGAAGAGAAAAGCTCAGTGGAAAATAGTTGATGACATTAACCACTATAAAAACCTATAATTATGTCATAGTTCGAGAGGAGCAAAACTATAGCGTAAATCACTCCAGGGAAGTCATGCGGTAAAGCATATAATAATGCTGGTCGCGCCCGTTAGGGAGCTTAGAGTCATTTCTCTATGGCCCGAAAAGATACAGGATCCGAGAATATGTTAGCAGCTAACACTGTGAGATTACTCAAAAGGTAGGATGATAGGCCTAAACGTCTGAAAAACGGAAGGTAAAAGGGGGACAGAGTGCATAACCCTCTATAAGTAACGATATGATGAGAACCGTACTGGCGATTACTGTTACTAAAGACTCGTAGTTTAAGAGAAGACACACTGAACTACAAAGCAAGCAAGGAGAACGAAATCTTCTATATTACTCGTATGTATTATCAAGATATGAATCAAAAAGGAGTATAAACACGATGATGAAACAGGAGCAATAGGGTTCCTGACTTATCCCTTTGGAAAGGATAAGTAAAGCCGAGAGGCAAAGGTTAGTTTCACCTTAAGAAGCAGCCAACTCATGGAAAAAAAGAGATAGCAGAAACGCGACCACCGGTCTCCAAAATCGGTCAACAAAAGCGTAACTATACGCCCAGAAAGGAAAAATAGATTGCTAACTATAGTGTTCAGCACACATCAGCTGTGATGCAGTATGCAATTGTGGATACTGGAACTTGTGCTTATGAAGGTAGTAAATTACTGATACTAATGTAAGGGTAACCGTGTTATGGTACACACTATGTAAACTTGACTGATTATCGTGGAGCAGGAGCCAATCCTGTGCCTTATGGTAAATAGGGTCCTCGTGAAGGTGGATACGCAATGTTCCAAGGATGAAGTAGGAGTGATGTATATGAGATTGATACAGCCTTTCAAGACTGAAGTGACTCACGTGCTTAGTCGTTCGTGTGAGTATAATTGAATGAGGAATGACTAGTCCCAGATGGACTAAGCGGTTTGAGGGCGCGATAACCCTGATTCTAGATGCAGTGACCTTTAGCAAGTCATATTATGCAGCAAAAATACACTAAGGTGACGCAGAGAAAACACCTATTAAAAAACGGCAGAGCTTATAAGTTTCAAGATATGTAAACTTCGTCTTAATATAATGCGGTTCAATCCAGAATTGTTGTTATTAATAGATGTACTTAGATTAAGGAGATACAGAAGACTATGTCATTAGGTTAGGAGTATAAGATGTTATACTATATTTACTAATGTATCTACGCTGAATAAAGCCAGCTATGAGTAAATGTGCTTTAATGTTTAACTTTTAATAAAATGGGAAGTTCAATGGAACTGTAAACGCTAAGACTACCGTTGTAAGGATAGTGTAAGTAGACAGATCACCACCCCGACTGCCAACCGTTATGCCGACTGTTAAGACACTCGTAAAGTATATAGCAGCAACTATATATGTGAGAGAACGCTGAATCATTAGCAACCTGTTGCTACTTCTTATACTGTCTCTATAAGGGTAGTAGTACACTTATGTGAAGTATCCATAAGCAAGACAAGGGAATGATAAAGGGTGGAAATCCCAATATTCGCGCAGTATAAACAAACAAATCCTGGAAATGGTACAAGTGGGTCATGCTATAAGCAATGAGCTTGTGATTTTAGTAACGTTAGATTAAACGACCCTCATTCGCGTAGAATGTTGTAATTCCTATATGCCTGTAGACATACCAGTTGTCGATGATAGGCCCTGTATATTATACTAGTACAATACTTATGCTAGATTATATGATATATAGTACGGACGTTTTCGTATTGAAAGTTCAGCGCAACGTAAAAACGGTCTGAATGAATACGCAAGAGTTGATAGACTTTTTGTAAGCAAATAATTCTATCTACAAACATACAAAGTATTTTCATATCTTTTTATCAGAAGTAACTCTCAGAGTATTTCTCATAGATTTTTCAAATTTATTTTCAAAGTAAACTGAGTAGATTATGTGATTGAATTCACGCTAATATTTCAAAGCTTTTTAAAGCGGTACTATATAAGACGAGTACATTAGTAAACAAATAATCGAAAGGTGGAGAGCATTAACAAAGTATTAACTAAAAACTAAGAAGAGTTTCGTATTGGTGAAATCAAGCACGGACTCAGAAAGGAAACATTCTTATGGATAATAAAGTATCTGCACCAGTAGTGAGTGCATTAGTAGGTAACCAGAGCGTTGCCTCTCAGGTTTTAGCTCGTTACCGGGCAACAGCAAAAGAGTATGGTCGCTATTTTGGCGAACAAATCTATACCGTAGTAGCAACCAATCCTGACCTGAAGTGGAAGGAAGATGTGCTCAACGATAAGAATACTTTACGGAAAGAAGTCAATATCTTTGTAGTGAAGGCTATTGACATCTTAGACGTTAAGTTCATTGCCAAAGACTTGGACGGTGAGCCGAAAATTATGTTGAATCCTGACGATAACGACCCGAACCTTGTGTTCCAGTTAGTTAAGCCAGAATTTAGCAAGGCAGACCGGAAAAGTGTAGCAGAATGTATTGAACGTATCGGCAAGAAAGGCAGTCGCCCGATGTTCTTCGCAGCAGAGGAGTTGTCTATGCTGAACGAAATGCTGGCTATTCACAATCGTGGTATCCTCAACTTCTATGAGGAATTGTCTCGTAAGTATCTTAAGCTTAGTGAGACTGTACGAGATATGATGGACCAGTCAGCACGCATGGAACTGGAATACCAACGGCAGTGTGGCGTAGTTTCTGATGAATCTGAAGTTACACTCCAGGTAAACTTGGAAGAATCTGCAGAGTAAGTAAGCTATGAGCAGAATATCTAAATCTAGAGTTGATCTTCTGCAAATACTTATTAACACTGAGCCTACCATATTAGCTAAAGTTCAGAGTTGGGACGGAAGCTCTAAGATAACTCCTAATGCTACTTCTGTAAGAGAGGATGGTCAGGTCTTCTTTTACTATGGCAAAGGACCTTTATGGTGGCAACGGCTATTGAATACTTATGAATCGGTGAGTATTCTTGATGTAGCAATTCGTATTGCAGATGCAATAACTGGTTCTGGTGGAACCAGGAATGAAATAGCTTTCAATGGTATTACACAAGCATTACTTGAGGAAGCAGTAAAAAATCGTGATCTCGATTGTGTTATAGATATCTTATTTGATAACTTGAGAACAGCTTCGACTGGAGAGCTGCGCTCTAAATATATCAATAAGGAAGCTATTGAAAAATTCGCAAAAGAGAAGGGCCTAACCGGCAAAGTAGTCATTAGTGATAACACTTTTGGCTTCGCTGGTATTGAAATTAGACCAGGCGTAGTTATACCTGTAAAACTAGGCAAGGTTAAAACTTTATAATATTTGAATTGGAATATTATCTAAGAAACTATATATTTTCACGGGGTGAATTGGCCCCGTCTAAATACAGTACTGTAGCTCAATTGAATAGAGCATCAACCTTCTAAGTTGACGGTTATGGGTTTGAGCCCCATCAGTACTACACTAGTAGACGTAATTTGGTCAAGTATTAACTTAAAAAAATCAACTTGAACATGAAATCAATTACATCTAAATATATTATTACACGTCGTAAAGAACTTAGTAACGAGATTACCAAATACTGGAATATTATCAAGAATGAAAATGTTATCCCTACGGGAGCTAAGCGTAACTTTGATTTGAAGGCGCTGATTCTTGACATCCAAGCAAAAGCAGAAGAACGTATCCTGTTAAAATTGTACTTACAGTGCATCAATATGGGTTATAAGAAGTTCTCTGAGTTACCAATAACTAACAACTATCTTGATATCTTTACTTTGTCAGAGAAGCAAGAACAGTTGTTTCACTTAAGTAAGATTAAGACTTTTGATCCTAAACTTAAGCGTGCTAAAGGCAAGAAAAACTTAGATAAGACAGAAGAATTAACTTCTGCCTATATTAGTAGTTTGAAGGCTAAATTACAGCTGGAAATAAATGCCTTGAACAAGAAGATTGAAGACTTCAATAATGGTGCAGAACTCAGTATTGAAGAAGCACCGTTATCATTAGCAGCATAAAAAAAATGAAGAAAGCATATTATATACGCAAAAGTTTTTTTGAAAGTAGCAGTAAATTTGAGAATAGAGTAAATTCTATTCTCAAAGATATTGCTGATAACAATATCATAGATTCAGTAAGTTGGAATAACAAAGCTGTCATGGTATATTATGAGATAGAGAAAAAGAAGCCGGCAATAAAAGGCTTTAGTAAATAACCATTAAAATTATCAAGATTATGAAAAAGAATAAGAACTTTAAGATAAAGAGACAAACTTTAAGAAATCAGAAACGATCAGTTAAAGCTAAAAAGCGTAATTATCCCAGAATAGTAGTAGGTGGCAAGTTCGTCAAGAAACACTGTCCAGTAGAGACTACAAGGGATTTCGAGATCGGTCCGTCTTTAGTAACTGTAGTTAAAGATGGGAAAACAGTAGAATGGAACTCCTGGAGTTCTAAACAGAAACAACAGCCTACTAAAGTAGCTATTGAAGCTATGAAGGAGAATAAGGCTATAGTACAGTCTAAGAAAGAACGTATCAAACAAATTCTTATGAAAGCAGGCTATGATCCAACTGTGAACTATACCCGTAAAGAGAAGAAGAAATTTACTCGTATAGTTAAAGACAACTTATTTGTCAAAGCTAAACCTACTACGCTTACTACAAAACAGATAAAGGATAAGTTGAAAGCTAATCGAGCAGTCAAAAAAGCTGAATTAGCAAGTAGGAAGGCTAAACTTGCAGAAATGCAGGCTAAATTTGAAGAAGAAGCTCGTAAGCCTTTACCCAGTAAGGAAGGCAAACAAAAAGGCTTTACAGCGGCTGAATTAGCTGTTAAAGAAAAGCCTAACAAGCGTAAGTTCAAGTATACTGTACAAAGAAGGCGTAGTGACGATGAGAAACGTGTCTATGACTTCAAGACAGACTACTTTATTGCACTTACAAGAGACGATGCCAAAAAGAAAGCAGCAATAGAAGCAAAGAAGTTTAAAAAAGATACTTCATTTGCCGGTATTACTGTACAAGACATAGAGGGTGATAATAATATCATCTACTATGACGGTAAATCATTATTAGCAGCTTAATTATTAACTAAAAAATTATCAAGATTATGGGAAAGCAGAATTATACAGAGTGGAAATTAGCAGAAGCTAAAAGAATCAGACATAAAGCATGGAAAGATGAGCGTGATAAACGCTTAGCACAAAGTGTAGCTGATAAAGAAAAGAATAAGGATAAAAAGCCAGAAGACTGGTCAAGTCCGAGATTGAAAGAGCTTCGTGCAAAGAAAAAAGCACAGGCTAAAGAACAAAAAGCTAAACAATTAGCAAAACAAAAAGAAGCAAGGCTTCGTTTAGAGAAACCTAAATGTCCCTTGAAATTCTTATCATTCTATGAAGGTAGAAATAAGAACAGAAAACAGCATGTTGGAGGCTGTAAAGGAAAAGATAAAAAACCAGCCGATATAGCATCTAGCCGTAGCTATTATCGTAAGATAATTAAGCCTATGCTTAGAGCAGCTTAATTCTTCGTTTTTTTTCATGAAGTTCTTGTACCAGAACTGAAATGGTACTGTTTTCCGTGTAGCTTAAGAAGAGGTTAGAGCCGCAGCAAAATGTAAGTCTGTGTGATTGTGTCAGTTCGAGTCTGACCACGGAATCTAACTAATATTTTTGATATGATTATACGCGACAAGAAGGTCTATGTATATGATATTGAAGTATTTCAAAATATCTTTCACTGTTCTGTTAAAAATACAGAAACAGGAGAAATATATAAATTTGAAATCTCTGAAAGAAAGAACCAGCTAAGAGAATTAGTAAAGTTCTTTAAACAAGTAGACTCTTACATAAAATGGGGTGATTTTTATACTACAGATTTAGAAATAAAATCTGAGGTTATCTTCTGTGGATATAATAATCTGCATTATGATAACCCTATAGTAAATTATATTATAGAGTATGAAGATAAACTCATGAGTTATAATGTAGCTACAATATGTAGTTCTATATTTAACTTAAGTAGGACTATTACTACTTCTACAGAAGATAATATAGAAGCTTGGAAACATTGGAAGTATCAGATTTGGTTTGATACTTTTGATTTACTTACTATGCTTTACTCTAATAAACTTAGAGTAGGTTTGAAAGAAATTCAAGTAACTATGCAATATCCTAATGTACAAGAATTTGTATGTGATTGGAGTAAGCCTCTTCCTTTAGAAGATTTTGACAATATGATTGATTATAATATCAATGATATAGAGTCAACTTCAGAGCTTTTAAATAGATGTAAGAAAGATATTGATTTACGTATAGCTATTGAAGATGAATATGGAGTACGAGTCCTTAGTAAGGACGGTGTAAACATTGGAATGAAGATCTTAACTCAAAAGTATCTTGAAAAAACAGGTTTAACCTGGTGGGATATTGAAGGATTAAGATCGCCAATGGATTATATACCACTAAAGGATGTAATACTACCGTTCATTAAGTATGATAGTCCTATTCTACAAGGAGTATTAGATGATATGAAAAGTCAGATAGTATCCCCTGGTAGGAAAGGTTATGAAAACAACTTCATATTTAATGGTTTGCGCTATACTGTGGGAGTAGGCGGGATTCATTCTAAAAATGATCCTGAAATCATTATTCCTAAAGAAGACGAAATGCTAATAGACATTGATGTTGCTTCACTATATCCAAGTATGCTAATAGAATATAAGTTCTATCCTAAGCATCTTGGTCCAGAATTCTTAGAAGTATATTCTCAAATTAAGGATGAAAGAATAGAAGCTAAGCATAATGGAGATAAAGTGAAAAATGAGACATTAAAGTTAGCATTGAATGGTTTGTCAGGTAATCTACAAAATCAACACAACTTCTGTTACAGTCCTTTTGCAGTAATGCAGATTAAATTTGGTCTGCCTATGTAGAAATACATAGAAAAAAATTCCCTTAACTACTGGAACATCCTTTTAAACTTTACGTTATACATTAAAAGGACAATCAGTAACTAAGTTTTAAATTATGAAATTATTAGATAAAACATTAAATCTTGAAAATGACAAATTTAAGGTAATAGAATTTGATTCTGAGAGATATGAGAAAAATAATAGAGCTCATCTCTATTATAAAATTCAATGCAAGAAATGTGGAAACATATTTTCCAGGAAAAAAGAAGCTTTAAACAATTTTGATAATTTAAAATGTAGAGATTGTATATATAATAGATTTGGAAAAGATCTAAATACAGTATTATATAATATTTATATTCACTATATAAACAATGCTAAAGCTCGAAATATTGAATGGAAATTAAACGAAAAAGAATTTAAAAATATTATCACAGAACCTTGTCATTATTGTAACGGTTTCTCTAATAGTGACTTAGAAAATCTCTATAGTGGAGTAGATAGAATTGACTCTAGTAAAGGTTATTACCCACAAAATTGTATTCCATGTTGTAAGCTTTGTAATACAATGAAAAATAAATTTTCAAAGGAACTATTTTTATCTAAGATTAAACAAATCTATCATAATTTAATAAAAAGTTCAACGACTATCTCGAAAGAGAGTACACTACAAGCTAATGGTAGTGGAAATGGGGAACTCCTGACTGCTTAAGTAAAAGGAGAAGATATAGTCTAATCTGTATGGTAACATACAGCAGTTCATAAGAGAACGTATATAAGAGTTGCGTCTTATATAGAATATAATGTAGAATAAATGGACAGTTATTATTGCTAATGTTAGCTGAAAAGCTAACACAAATAGGATGCCGAATCGTCCAGGCAAACACCGATGGTTTGTTTGTATTACTTAAGAAAAGTATATATGAACAGGCTAACAAGATTTGTCGAGAATGGGAACAACTTACAAGACTTACTCTTGAAGAAGAGCGTTTTGAAGCTATGTACCAATATGCAATTAATGACTACATTGCAGTTAAAGAAGGATATAAGGAAACTAAAAATTCTGATTTAATTAAAACAAAAGGTATGTTTATTACTAAAGTACTATTAGGTAAAGGATTATCTGCAAAGATAATACCTGAAGCTATTATAAAGTACTTTGTAGATGGTATACCAGTAGAAGACACTATAAAAGGATGTACGGATATACGTAAATTCTTGATGTCTGAGAAAACTGGTAAACAATGGCATGTTGAATACATGAACCAAGAACAACAGCGAACTAATCGTTTCTATGCATCTACTAATGGTGGATACTTATGGAAATGGAAATATTCAGATAACACTGATGCTAAATCATATCAGAATATGCTTACTGCATCTGGTGTTACTCTTTTGAATAAGTTCGATGACAAACCAATTGAAGAGAGAAAGATTAACTATAGGTATTATATTTATGAAGCCTATAAGATAATCCGAGACTTAAAACCGTTACAACTGAGCCTATGGGATTAACAAAGGCTTTACCAAAATATTTCAAAGAACTGTAAGCTCATATTTAAATATGAGAATATGATTTTAGAAATAGATACTTCTATCTTAGATAGAATACCCAACCTAACTATTAATCAATTAGTATTCCTAACTATCGTATTGAGTGATATCAAAACAATCAATCAAGACATTCAGAGACTTCTCAGCCTAGTTAATGAAGAAGAAATACGAGAGTTAGAGCGTTTAGGTTTAATCTCTGTCCAGTATGATGGAGATACCAAAGTCATAAATAAAACAAACAAATTAGTTGAACTTCTAAAAGAAGATAAGACTATGTTTGATGAATTTTATGACCAATTTCCAGTTTATGTTATGAGACCTGATGGAACTAAAGGTTTCCTCAGAGCAAATGTAAACAAATGTAGAAAAGAATATAATCGCATAGTAGGCAAAAGCAAAGCTATGCATCAACATCTTATTAATTGTCTTAAATTTGAGATAGATAACAAGATGATGACTGGTAAAATGGGTTATATGAAAACTATGTGGAAATGGCTCACTCAACACGAGTGGGAAACCTATGATGAACAAATGAAATTAGACAAACCTTCAACCATAGATAACTATAATTATGGAACAGAACTTATCTAAGACACTACCATTCCGTCATATATCTTCAGCTACAAATGAAGCAGTAGAGTATATACGTAGAAGAAAAAATCATGAGATTATTTCACTACGTACAAGATGGAATAAGTTCAATAAATCCTGTATGGGTGGTATTGAACCTAATACGATATATACTATAGTAGGTATATCTGGTAGTGGTAAATCTTCATTTGTGAATACGCTTGAAACTGATTTAATAGATTTAAATTCTAAACAGGATGTTATAGTACTTAATTTCTCGTTTGAGATGTTAAGTTCTAGGCAGGTAGGTAGAAAAATGAGCAGTAAGCTAAGGCAAACTACTGCAGAGCTATACAGTGCTAATAATGAATTAGATGATGATTTATTAGCTAAAGTTGAACAAACTTCTCAACAAATAAAATCATATCCGATATATTATGTAGATACACCGGGTACTGTTGACGATATAGCATCTACTATAAACTATTTCTATGAGAATAAGGCTAAAGGCAAGAAATTTGTGATTATACTTGATCATACTTTACTTGTTGAAGGTCAAGCTCGTGAAACAGCCCTGCAAGTGATTTCAGATTTACAGAAACTATTTATCAGAGTAAAGAAGTTACCTGATACTACTATAATTCAGTTATCACAGATGAATCGAAACATTGAGAGTCCTGAAAGAATTAACAACCCCTCTATGCATTATCCAATGCGTAGTGATATATCTTCCGCTGATACTATATTTCATGCATCTGATTATGTTATATGTATCCACAGACCGGAACTACTCAATATACAACAGTATGGACCAAATCGTTTACTAGTGAAGAATAAAGTCTACTTGCATATACTTAAAAATAGGGATGCAGGAGAATGTGCGATATTAGAGTTTGATAACGATTTGAAATACAATAACTTAATTGAGACTATACGAGATGAGGAACCAGTGATGAAGATTTCGTTTAGTAATAACAATTAAAAAGGCTGAAAATTATGAAAACATATACATTTAAGTTACCGAAAAACAATAAAACTGCAGATATCTACAAAGAATCTTTGATGAAACGTGTTGTTAACGCTTATCCTTGGTTAACAGTAGAAAGTAATTATGACTATCCTAAATGCACCTATGGCATTGAATATGCTGGTGCTGGTGATTATATTACTCTTGGTTTGAGTAAGACTCATAACATTGGATGGTTGCCTAAGGAATGTGCAGAATGTCCGTTCAAGTGCTTTGCTGATGGTAGCATTAACTTTGACCTTGAAAAAGAATTCTTTAACGCATTATCTGCACTTGATATTTATGCTAAGAAGAATTATCCTTTTAAGAAGGATTATGACTTTGAAGACGAATTCGGTACACCGATTAAGATTTTTGATAACTTCGTACAGATTGGTTACGATATCATCCCGATTGCAACTGGTTCATTGAACCATTTGAAACCGAAAACTAAAAAGACTATTATTGATATCACGATTAAGATTAAAAATCGTGGTTTATTCTAAATAAATATCCAAACTATCAGAAACTACCAAAGCATTCTCAGAGGATACAATATAATTAAAGCTTTATGATTGTATTACCGAAAGAGAAAGTAAAAGCCAAAGTAGAGAATCCTCGATTCTTAATTATATTTGGCAAACCAAAAGCCGGTAAAACCACTCTAGCGTCTAGATTAGATAACAATCTAATCGTAGACTTAGAGGGTGGTTCTGAGTTCCTCGAAGCTCTTGCTGTACAAGCTAGGTCTGTAAAAGACTTGGGAGACATTGCTACAGCAATTAGAGAAGAAATTAAACAGACCGGTAAGAAACCATACAAATATATTACTCTAGACAATGCCTCAAGATTAGAGGAGATATGTCTTAGCTATGCAGCGCAGTTGTATAGAGCAACTCCTATGGGTAAGAATTACTCTGGAAATGACGTAAGAACCTTACCTAATGGTTCTGGTTATATGTATCTACAACAAGCTGTAAGAAAAGTTATAGATATGTTTAGAGATTTATGTGATAACTTTATACTTATTGGTCATACTCGAGATAAGTTGATTAATAAGGAAGGCGAAGAGTTATCAGAAATGTCCCTTGACTTAGTAGGTAAACTTGCTAATATTATATGTGGCGAAGCAGATGCTGTTGGCTATGTATATAGAAAGAGAAATGAAACTCATATCTCTTTCGAAGGCGGAGATAACTCCGTTAGAGAAGCAAGAGCACCTCATTTAAGAGGTAAGAACATTGTTATTGCAGAAAGCGATGAAAACAATGATATTAAGGTATATTGGGACAAAATATATTTGCCTGAGTAACTTTTAACAGTATTTTATATCAGTTTAAAAGATTAAGTTATGATTTATAGTACAGAATTAGCAAACCAGATACAAGAGAGTAAAAATAAGTACTTAGAAGCAGGTATTCACGATAATGTGAAATTTGTAAGTGCTAGAGTTGATAAGTCCATTAATGGTAACATCTTTATTGAATTTAAATTCGAGAAAGATGAACAGACTATGACACATACTGAATGGGAGTCTACTAAGAAACCTATGGAATCTGAAGAAGACTTTCAGAACAGAGCAAATAGACAAGTAAAGCGTATATTGCAGATACTTAGCTGTTTCTATCCTAAAGAAGCTCTCGTCTTTGCAGGTTCATCATTTAGTGAATTTGCTAATTGGGTTGTTAATTTGCTGAATGCAGCAAATAAAGATATTTTACTTAGAGTAAAGATAGTTTATAACAATAAAGGTTATACTACATTACCTAACTATTGTAAATTTACTTTCATTGAACCAATGAATTTACCTGAGGGTCAAGTAAGTAAGATTACAGAATTGAATATTGATGTCTTTGTTCGTCCTATCACAGCAGATAAGGAAACAACAGATGTTAATCCGTTAGATAAGGTAGATAAAGGAGTAGCAGATACTCAGAATGACGATTTGCCATTCTAATATAACCTTTTAACAGCTTGCCTACGCTAGGCATAATATAGCGATACGTGAGTAGCATGCCGCTATGTGAGTAATTTATCGGTGGCATGACTCTTAGAGGAATCCGATGCAAGCCGTGAAAGGCGGTGGCGAATTACAAAATTCATAGATTCTGAATAGCATGCACTCACGTTTTTATAAGGGATACTAGTTTAATGGTAAAACAAGGTAGCTAGAAATAGTTGAATATTATGAATAGAATAAAATAAGCAAGAACTATCTATTATAGTACGCCTGATTTACGGTTCGATTCCGTAGTATTCCACTAAAGATATATCATATGTTATATGACACTACGAACATAAAAGATGAAGAGAATGTTACTTTAGAGTATATACTATCTAAGGTAACAGAGTATGATATATATTCAGCGTATATAGGTAATTTTAAAGTTGGCATGATATATAACAGTCCATTTAGAAAAGATAAAAATCCATCATTTGGATGTTTCTATAGTAGGACTACTAAACAGTTAATGTTTAAGGATCATGGCACAGGTGATTGCGGTAATGTAATTAAGTTTGTTTCGTTACTTACTGGTTTAACTAATTATTCAGATATACTGAATGATATAGTTAATAAGCTTAAAATTACTAACAATACGCAACTCGTTAGCTCTAAGCAATATATACCGTCAACAGAGACAGTAATTGGTGTAGTAAGACAAGACTTTACTCTAACAGACATCAATTACTGGTCTCAGTTCAATATTAGTACTACTACTTTGAAGAAATTCGGAGTAAGTAGTATTAAATATTATTTGTGTAATGGTATTGTAAAGGGTATTTACAAGGATACAAATCCTATGTATGCTTATAAGGTGTATAATCATTTTAAGATATATAGACCTTTAGCAGATAAATATACAAAGTGGCGTAATAACCTGACTGAAAACGATATTCAGGGGTTTAAACAGTTACCTAAAACTGGTGATATACTCATTATAACAAAGAGTATGAAAGACGTCATGTGTTTATACGAAATGGGTATTCCTGCGATAAGCCCATCATCAGAATCAACTTTTATACCTGACAAGGCATTAGAACAGCTTAAGAAGCGTTTTAAACGCATTATTATAATGTTTGATAGAGATGAAGCTGGTGTAAAATATCTTCGCAAAATGAGCCTTAAAACAGGCTTAGAAGGTCTCCTTTTAAATAAAAAGTTAAAGAGTAAAGATGTCTCAGATTCTGTTAAGTTAAATGGATTTGAAAAAACTAAAGAGTTTATTGATAAAGAAGTAACCAAATCATTAAATAGACGTTTAAACTAAATAAGCATTAAATTATATTTATGGAAATTTGGAAAAAGATAGACGGATATGATAATTATGAGGTATCTTCTTATGGAAGAGTAAGATCTAAAAATAAGATATTAACACCTCAGTCAAAAGGAAATGGTTACTTACAAGTAAATTTATGCTCTAACGGTAAGTGTAAAACTTTTATATTACATAGATTAATAGCAAAAGTATTTATTTCTAACCCTAATAATTATAATGAAGTTAATCATAAGGATGAAAATAAATTAAATAACAATATATCTAATCTTGAATGGTGTACTAGAAGCTACAACATGAGATATGGAAGTCAAATAGATAAACATTGTAAAGCTGTTAAGAAATATGACTTAGATGGTCATTATTTATGTATATATAAAAGTGCTCGTGAAGCTAGTTCAATAGAGAACATAAGCTATTCAGGAATATCACAATGCTGTAATAAAAGAATTAAAACCTATAAAGGGTTTATTTGGAGATTTTCAAATTAAAAACTATAGAAAATTGGCTTTATGAAGAAATTTATTAAAAATATAGGTAAGATATTGTCTTACCCTGTCAAAATACTTTTCATTATGTACTGTATTCCTGCATTTTTAGTTGACTATATTGCTCAATTACTTGCCGGAGAAGTAAAAGATTGTCATGCAAAATGGAAGGCTGCATGGAGTATTATCAAATTTGTAATGGATAAAGCCATGAAAGGCGAACCTGTTACATTAAAAAGTACATTTGGAGCTTCTACTAAGAATGATTCTATAACTTATTGTAAGAGTGTAGTCTTATCATGATGTTATTTGTAAGAAGAAAAAGTACAAAGAAGCAAGGAAAAGTAAAAAACGCTACTCCAAATGAATATGACGGTATAAAGTTTAGAAGTAAACTTGAAACCTATACATATAAGAAGCTGAAAGAAGCAAAAATCAAGGCTGATTATGAAAAGCACAGATTTGAACTTCTTCCAGCTTTTACTTTTGGAGAAAAGAAATATCGTCCAATGACTTACCTACCTGATTTTGTAGGTGATGGATTTATTATCGAATGTAAAGGCTATCCTAATGAGGCATGGCCTTTACGTGAGAAACTATTTAACTACTACTTGTATAGATTTGAACCTAACATAAAGTTTTATGTAGTACATACTCAAAAACAAGTAGACGAATTAATAATTAAATTAAGATAATGGAATTATTCTTAATATTGTTTATATTTAGACTTACAACAAATCTACATTATGAAGATATGTGCGATAAGCGACTTGCATGGGCATCTACCTAATATACCTGAGTGTGATGTACTATGTATAGCTGGTGATGTAGTAGAGTTAGTTGTTCAAAGAGATAGTGATGAATCAGATAAATGGTGGAGTGTTACTTTTGTAAACTGGGTAGATAAACTTCCTTGTAAGAAAGTAATAGTAGTACCTGGCAATCATGATATCTATATCGAACGTTTGTATGATGGTTTAGATAAAGATATTACACTTCAGCAATTCAAAGATAAGATATCTATACTTACTGATGATAAAGTAGTATTTCTTATTGATGAACTCTATGAATATGAAGGAGTTACTTTCTATGGTACTCCTTGGATAGCTCCTATACACTGGCAAAAATGGGCATTTGAAGATACTAATCATGAATATGATGAGTATAAATGTCCATATGAAAATATACCTGAATGTGATATTCTAATCACACATGAAAATCCTAATTATAATGAGAAGCTTGAACATTGCTGTTTCGGTAAGTACAAGCATCATTTCTTTGGGCATTGGCATAATGGTATATCCTATGGTCATCTTAATCAGTATAATTGTAGTATATTAACTGATAGTTATATTGAAAGAGAAAGACTCAAAATAGTAACAATAAACTTAGAAGAACATGACAATTGATAAACCGTATTATGAAGATAACACGAGAATATCAAATTCTTCTATTGGTTGGTTTCTAAAGAAAGGTCCTTTATATTTCCGTAATATGCTCGACGGTAAAGAAGAAGGATTAAAGTTACCACAATTAGAGAAGGGTACTATGATTCATGAATATATACTTCAACCAGATGAATTTTGGAAGGATTATATTATTTTAGATTATGAAGTACCTAAAGTAAAACAACAAAAAGATTTCTGTGAGAACTATGCAAACTCATTAGAGCTCATAGAAGACGATAAGAAGATTGCTGCATATAAATCTGCATATAGCAATTCAAAAAGCTCTGAAATCGTCTTAAAAGAAGCTACAGAGCTATGTACTCGTTATGCTGACTATATAGAAGCATTACGAAATGAAAAAGATAACAGAAAAGTAATTTCCTTTGCTGATTTGAATATGTTAAAGACAATTAAGTCTAATATTGATAATCATAAGAAAGCAAAAGAATTACTAACAGATATACCAGGAGTAGAATCTCATAATGAGTTTCATATTAACTGGACACTTCCTATTATGACTAATAGTCTTAAGATGGATGAAGATAAGATTTGGTATGCACCTTGCAAGTCTTTACTTGATAGATGTATATTCGATCATGTCAATAAGAAGATTATTCTAATTGACTTAAAGACTACTTCAGATGTTTATAACTTTAAGCATTCTGTAGAAGAATTTGGCTATTACAGACAAATAGCTTATTATTTGTTAGCTATTACTTGGTATATGAAAGATCAAGATATTGATATTTCAGATTATGACTGTGAAGCCTATATAGTTGCTATTCAAACAAATGGCAGCTATGAAGTGAGAGTATTTGATATGTTTAATGAAACAGAGTTAGACTCTCAAAAAACCATCATTATCAATGCATTAACAGAACTTTCATACCATTATCGAACTAATAACTGGGAGCATACTCTTAGCTATTATGAGGGGGATGGTACTGAAAGGCTTGAATGATGTTAGCATTTATATAGTTCCGTTATTAGACGATAATATTACTTGGAGTGATTTAACGGTTGAAAGTGGATTTATAAATGCTTATACTACAGATAAAAATAGACCATTTTTAGAAGAAAAGATTTTTTTGATATATGATAGTAGTGTAAATACTAAGGAATCTATGAACAGATATAAGAAGTTTAGACAATTAGATTCCTTATATAATACTAAATATATTACTATAAATAATAAACACTATATGATTTATTGTTTTAGTAAGTTAAAGTATAAGAAAGATATTAATAATCTTCAGTTAGTAGGTAAGACATCTACTATAGATGCAGCATTAGAAATAAATAGATTCTGGACAAACGTGCCTGTTCCAGAATTAGCACAAAGATTATTTCTAAATACTTATAGATTTGGTGAGTCTATGAATGCAGAGTTACCTGAAGAAGATTATTATAGTTATGAAGAGTGTGATGAACTCTCATAACAAAATAAGGCTGAGTAACTTAATACTCAGCCTTTTCTTTTTACAGTATATCTAGCGAATTGATAATTTATATAGAAACTTTTTAGAAATTCATTAATTGATTTTGTAAGTAATTTCTTTTTGCTTTTGGATCGACAGCTTCTATTATACTCTTCATAGGTGTTACTTTGATTATATTTCTAAGTATTACTGGCCATCCTTTATATGGACCTCTGTCTATAATTGTAAATGGAGTTCTATCACCAACGTATGAAGCAGGATTGAACAGATTTATGAAACTAGATATATTATCAAACCAGTTGAAAGCTGCTGTTGGAGATTTTATTAAAGAAATAAACTCAAATGGATTATACATAGTTCTGAATTCAAAAGCAGAACGCATTGCTAAATAAGTAATAGATTGCGTTAACCATGTATCATAATCATCATCTCCATCTACTATAGAAGCAATAGCGAGAGCTACAGATGTAGAAGCTGCTATAAGTACTAATTCATTTAATGTTCTTCTTACAGCATACTATTCGTAATCTTTTAGATTATCATAATCTGCTAATAACTATGTAATAGCAAAATGTCTTTGACCTATTACATTCTTTAAAAACTTACTAGTAGATCTATAGTATCCTTCTTCTTCTACTCCTAAATCTAGATTGAAATGTCTTCTTTTAAATCTATCATGTAGGGCAGATATCATAAAATTTCTATGTAATACTATATAAGATGCTATAGCATTGGCATGGACTGCTGCCTTATCAACTTCTCTTAATGTACCATCTATTCTTTGAGATAATATATTAATTCTATTCTTTACATCATTCTATAATTTATCAGTAATGTAGGATTCATATTTGCTCTATATATGTACATTACCATCCTTATCTTCTACAAATACGTCATATAGAGTTACTGGTAACTATTCAAAATTATAACTAGTAGAGTTAAATTTGTCAATATATTGTTGTTTAGTCATAAATCCTTCTCCTTCGACAAATCTATAGCTATGATATATACTTAATAATGTATGACTTTTAACAGTATAATCAGACTGAATATAACCCATAAACCAGAAATTTTGATTTAAGGCCCTTAATACTTGACTCTGATCAAGTCTACTAAATATTTCATTATTATCTTTTACTACTTGATTTAATTGCATTAAATATGCTAATTTTCCTTTAGGTACTGGATTACCTATGTTAGCAAGCATGTCTGGTAGCTATCTAGCAAATTCATTAGAAGCAAATTTAAGATCATTCATATCAAAGAATCTACCCATTTTAGCTTCCAAGGTAGTATATGATGCATCTGTGAAAAAAGATGTCCCGATAGACCATAAGTTACCTGATAGGTTTACTTTAGTAACAAATCCTCTTACTATATCTAAAGTCTTACCTATATTAATTTCTTTATCTAATATATTTATAGTAATAGGAGTTTTATTCCTTCCATACATTAATCTATCAACTAATAACTGTGCTTGTTTATATACATTAGATGATCCTGGGGTTTTTAATTCTTTTTTAGTTCTTATCTAAGTATTCCTAAGGAGATTTAATAATAGTTCTATATCATCCTACTATTCAACCATATTGTTATAATTGGCAGCCATATTGTAGTATGATATAACTGAAGCTACAGCATCTGTTGAAATTTCATTAGTATCGTCAAGCATTTTTATGAATCTAGTAGGGATTACCTTGATTGGATCTCCATTTGGCATAGTAGTAAATTCTTCTACGTAGTCCATATCATCTACTTTAGTAGTAGCAACATCTTCAAATACGTACTTTAAAGCATTTAATACATTGTCTTTTCTTCCTAATACCTACATAAATCTGGCAGGTATTTGTGGCATTCTATCGTCATTATTAAAAACCATAAATGATATAAATTCATTAGCCTTCCTCATTGTATCAGCTAAATCATCATATAGTTTCTTTAATTCCGGTTTACTTGTTATCTATCTATATGCTTCACTATTATCATAATATTTCTTATTTGGTTGTATAGCAGGTCCAGTAGGATCCCAATCTTTATTAAACCAATCAGATTTCTCGTCTATAGTAGAATATCTACTTATAGGGGCATATTCTGTATACTATTCCAAAAATTCATCTTTTGGTCTGAGTTCAGTATAATATGAAGCAGGATGCATTCTACCTTTTCCATCTTCATAATGATTTCTATTAAACCAATCATTATATGCACCTGTTCCAGAATCTCTTGCAGCTTGACTATCTTTATAATATTGTTCTGTAGGAGTTACAACAGCAAAGTTATTAAAATTATCACCACTGTCATCTATTTTAACCCAATTATATAAATCTGCAATATCCTAATCTAGTTTTAGTAATTCTCTTTTTTCAGAATCAGACATTAAATTAGGATCTATATTTCCAGTTTTAGGATCTCTAAATAACTGTTGAAATTCTCTACGCTTCTTAACTGCTTCTTTATAATCTTCAGACTATTCAATTTTTTCTAGATTATCTAATCTATCATAGAATTCCTAAGTATACTATTTCTTTAGATTTCTAGATTCCCATAAATGCAGCTAATTTGATCCTTCCCCATATCTAGAAGCTACTTTAGCTCTATCTTTATTATAACTATCTCTGTCAGTTTTGTACTTCACATGACCTTGAACTACTTCATTAAAAGCAGATAGTTCTTCAGCTATCTTTAGATCATCACCTGTCTTTATACTACCGTCAAGATTATACCTATTAGCAAGTAATGATTTTTGTCTGCGTAAGCTAAGTAATGCATTAAATTCTGATTCAGATAGCAAATTATCATACTCTACCCCATCTATTGTAATAGGTTCTGTTATAGTGTTAATATAGTTATTGATCTCATTTATGGCATCTCTTGTTTTCATGGATAACATTTTATTCCTTGTAGTATAATATTCAGATTTATACTTCCTATTAGCTCTCTCTGAATAAAATTTATTTACTCCATCAAACCATTTACTCTGTATATCTTCATTATCTGGCATTATATACTGATCGTGCTCATCCTTCTATATGCCCAATTTATTAGCTAATTTATCAAGATACTATTTTTGTTCTTTCTTAAATTGCCCTTTATTTATAGGTGTTACTCTTAGTCCAGTGTATGTTCCATCATCGTATTTCTCATATAACAACTTCTATACATCATTACCATATTTATCCTTTACTATATTTAATTGTTTAGTAAGGTCAATACCTACTTTTAAGGTATCTCTATCGGTTTTATTCATGGTATTCTGTAACATATTTGCTATGGTTTGTAATATCATGTTATCACTATTGGTAGCCATGCCAAACCAATTCATAAATATGTTTACATCATGTTTAGGATCATCCAACCAAGTTATTGCTTTATCTATGTACTCCTATGGAACAGCTCTAGATTGTAGGTAATCCTATAAGAATTGATATCCCTTTTCCTTTAACACATTGGTAAATCTATTGTTTACTATATTAATCTACTAAGTTATATCTGCAATTTGCTATTTTATTTGTGCATAATCGGGTAATTCTTTAAATATATCTGTAGTATCTACCACATACTAAATTTGGTCTATAAGAGGTTTATAGAAGCCTATATAGTCATTAGATAGTTGCCTAATCTGCTTAGCATTAATATCCTCTATTGGTCTAGATAGGAATGTTATACTCTCTCCTATAGTATCATTAATGTGTTGTACAAACTGTAGCATTCCCTATTCTGTCTCAGATTTAGACAATTGGGATATAATAGTAGACAGTTGATTCCACACTTTAGGATTCTTTATAGTATAATGTTTAATGGCATTCAATCTATCTTTAAGACCTTTCTATATTTTGTCATACAATTTAGATATCTGCTATATAGTTCTAATATCATGCTATGACAATTCTGGGATATCATAATTTAAGTCTATCTAAGCAGACTATATATTACTATCTAGTATTCCTAATATAGTAGGAGTAAGCTATAATTCTCCATTTTCATCCTTGTCATAAATATCTTTTCTTAAACCTTCTGAAAAAGTAATTGATTTAGCCTTTATAGCTTTGTCACGATCACCATTATAATAGTTTAAGAGGTCTGAAAACAACTTAGAATCATTACCATTGGGAGCCTTATCTAAACCATTACCTTTATTCTAATCCCAAAGATAGTAGGCTTTATTTTCACCTACTATCTTTACTAACTCCTTCCATTCTGGAAGATTCTTATTTGGACAATATTTATTCATATTATAAATTACATATAAATTTGTTAATCAAACCTTCCACTTCTTCTGGAGTAGTTGGATTCTCTTCACGTAACAGCTGAGCAAATTCTTCTGTTTTGGTATCTATGTTGTCTGCCAATTCTGAATTATCTTTACTTAAATCTATTAAATATTTTCTTACTTGTTGTATTGCATCTACTTCAGCCTACACTATAATGTTAAACTATTCAGTAGACATAGGTTTATTATATTTTAATGATAATTGTTTATAAGAACCACCAGCTTTTTCATATTCTTGCATAGGAATAATTGAAGGGTGGGTATCTATAGTAACGTCGTATGATTCTGTTTGAGTATAAATGCCCTAATACATTTTATCGCTTTTAGTTAAATGTATTATTCTTGCTGGTAACATAGCGCCATTTAATCTGAAATTAATAGGTTTATTTTTTCCTTCTTTTCCTCCTATAGCATGATATAGATCCTCCGCGCTTCCTATTGGAATATTAAATGTAATAGTAGCAATCTTATTGTCTGGTTTATCTTCAAGCTGTTGTTGTATGCTCTCAATGATACCACTATTAACCTTTTCACTAAAACTAATAGACTATATATTATTTCTATACCATCTCTAAGCAGTTCTAGTATTGTTCCAAACATTGTATAGATCTACGTCAAAGTTATCTATCAAAGTATTTAAACTATTTATAAGATTATCTTCTATTGTAGAATTACGTGATATAAGGAATTTATCAAATAAATTAAGAATGATATTCTTTACACTATCTAGCAATTTGTTTAGTAGGTTGTTTCTACGAAGTACTTCCCTAAATTTAGGATTTGCTAGCTCTGCTATCATTTCTTTTTCATTAGTTAACCCATAGTAAAGATCCTCGTTTGGTAAAATCTGATTAAACATCTATACGTAACCTTGTTTTTCATTATTTAATAATGTTTTATAGGATGCTTTTATTATATTTACTGCATCCTAAACTTTCTCAGGCATAACATCTACATTGTCTATAGCATAGCTACTTATTACATGAATGTACTCATGTAATAGTACTTGTTCTAATGTTGTATTTCTATCCTTTGCTAATTCTGCAAAATTCTCATTCACAAGAACTCTATTGTTGTCAGAATCAAATTGAGCTAAAGTAGTATCGTTGACCAACATACTAGGATTTACATATATCGTATCAATATCTAATTTCTTACACAAATCAAACACTTTTTTAGCAGTGTCACTAAACTACAAGTCCGTTAAATCAATCTCAGTAAGTACTTTTTCTGTAGAAGGTTGATCAGCATTTTCTTCTGCTTCAGATAATACCGTACCTTGCTCAGAATTATCCACATCGTCCTATTCGTACTCAAATATCATATCTTGATATTCTTTAGCATAGTTCATGTTTTGATATGGAGGAAGATCTGTAATTAAATGAATATCCGAGTTTTCCCAATTAGGTTTGCTATATTCATCAACCATGTCAGCCAATGCTTCTTTATTATTTAAAGCTTCAGCATAATCCCATACATTTTCTTTATTAAAGTCAAATTGTGTTTCTTTACCGTATTCTACTACAGTATGTCCTTTATACCTATATCCTTTTTTTGATACTAAACCATAAATAGGAATATAGTTCAATCTGTTTGTATCTGGATCCATAGCCTTTTTATAACCTATTAGAGAATATACGTGATAATTACCAGGAGCGTAACCTAACCTATCATTTATCTTAATGTAAGGATAGAATATAGGGAATTTTTCTTCTACTAACTGACCTTTAGGAGTTCTAACCAACATATTTATCCAGTTACTAGGTCTAATTGCAGCTTTATTTGTTTTATCTTGCCTTTCTCCAAGTATTATATTGGGAACAACAGACTCATTATTTAACGATACAGAGTATAACATGACTCCATTTTTGTTATACAAGTCCACAGGTCTTACTAGTTTGTCATTCTACCAGTTATTTAAGAATAAGTCGTCTCTTACTATGGACTAGTCTACTCCATTAGATAATTCATCTAATTTGGTTTGTATATAATCTGTATATCCTATAGATTTTCTATAACTATTAGGTACATATTGGAAAAATGAATTCATAGTAGGATTATCTCCAGATGTAATAAATGCGTATATTACTAGGTCTTTGAATAGCTTACTAACTTGTGGTTCTGGATCATCTATTAATTCTCTCCAATAATTTATAAGATTATTAGCCTAAGATTGATCAGCGTCAAGTAAGGCAGACGTGTCAATAAAATCTAATCCATTATAATCAATATTAGGAATAAGGTAATTGATAAAGTCATTGTTGATGGTTCCGTCATTGTTTAGGAATCTACTCAATCTAGGGTTACCTTTAAGTATTTCCTGTTTGAAGTTATTTATACGTTTAGCCATAGACATTTTTCCAGTAAACATACCTTCTATATCTACACCACTCTGTTCTATTAACTGATTAAAGAAACCACTTTTGATCTATGCTTCCATACCAGATATTAGAGCATTTAACAATTTAGAATCAGCGTTATTTCTTCTTCCAAGTAATGATAACAGTATATCCTTTTTATTTAAGAAAGTATCTGTATTTCTAAGTAATAAGTTCTTGAATATGGATGTACCAAAAGGAATACTGTTTTCAGTCTTCTTAGCTATAAAGGTTTCATTATAGAATCTATCTATCTCCCCATCAGCAAAATTAGGATCATCAACCATTGCCCACATACCATTATAGTATGTCTGCTGTTCTGCAAATGTTTTACCTGTTTTCTTTGTATCTATCTTAGAATATTTAACAAGATTTGCTAAAGAATCGGCATAGGGTTTCAATGCTTTCCATGCATAGTATATACGAACTTGTTCTTCATTAAAATTACTAGCATCATCGGGATCCATCTTGAGTAATTCTCTAGTCCTAGAAGTATACTCACCATCCTTAAATTCATAAGTTTTAAACAGATCGGAATATTCCTATGCAGCTGTAGTATCTTTTTTATTGATAAATTCGTATTTTTTCCTGTATTTCTTAGTAGGGTCATACTTGTCTAATACTTCTTCTATAGCCTCGTTTTCCAGTTGAGTAGGAGTTTTAGTCCTATCAATACCGTATTTACCTTTAGTCTTGATAACAGCTTCTGCCATTTCTTTAAGAATAGGTTGTGCTATGAAATAAAATGTTTGTTTACCTTTACCAGTACGCAATAAGAATGACACCATATTGTATGTCCATGAATTTACATTCAATCTTACAATATAAGGATCTTTTGCAATATCTACAAAGCCGTTAATCATGGCGGATAGCCAATCTAATATTCTTCCTCCTTTAACCATGCCTTCAACAGGAGTGTCGTATATTCCTCCTAATTCTTGTATATCTAACGCAGTAGTAAATGCATTATCGACCATTTTTAATTTAGTTAGCTAGGTTAGTATATGATGAGCATTATTCAATGCAAATGGACCAATACCAGCTTTACCACCCGTGTATTCTGCTTTTCTTGCTTCTTGATAAGTAGGAGAATATACTTCAAATGGAATAGGATGATAACTATTAGGACCCTCTATATCTCTAAGTACCTCTTTAACATTCTCTGTAGCATTATCAATAGATAATTTAAGAGAATTGGTATTATCTTTAGTAAGTAATACTTTTAAGTAAGCATCAAGCATTTCATTCTTAATAGAGTTACGTACCTCTTCATACTTAAAAGAATTGCCTTTATTAAACTTAATACCTTTATTATTGTATGCAAATCTAGCTACATACAATTTATCAATATCAAAGTCAGAACCAGTAAGTTTAGTAAAATCCTCAGGTAACATTATAGTATCACCCATTATTTCAGGGAATACATCTACGAATCTCAATGCTGAGATTGATGCTACAGACTGGGTAGGAATACGATAACCAATAGCATTAGCTGTAGCTTTATCACCTATTACTTCATGGTCAATAAGCCATTGTCTTGCTTCTCTAAAAGTCATTCTTTCGTAGTCAGGTATAATATGCTTAAACAGATTTATACTTACCACTGAATCCATAGAACCTTCATCATTTATGGATTTTAAAGCTCTACCGCTGTTTATCATATTAGGCGTTATCACTTTATTAGAAGTAGCTTCTAAACCTAATGCTGATCTTTGAATGAAAGCTCCACCAGGCATATGTACATCTATAATTTGTTTATTAATCATAGATATAAATCTGCTTTCTAACCATTTGTTATCAGATAGAGCTGATAGAGGTATTATAAACTGATCATTTATTGTTTTAAGTCCAGATAATACATTGTCATTAGCGTCTGATTCTCTAGCATCATCCTCTAGCATTTTAGCTAATTCAGTTACATTCACGCTTCCATCTCTATTGAATAATTTATCAGTTAGATCTTTAACACCCATATCTGATAACTTATTCAATGAATTCATGATAGTGTCTTTAATCTATCTACCTGTAACTTGTTTTCCTTCTACTCCATAGAGATCATCCATACGTAGATTAGAGAGGTTCACTTTCATAAACTGGGTACCAGCCATTTGTTCCTCGTGAGTATGAGGATTTGTCTCTAATTGCTGCCTCAGATACTTAAATTTCTAAGTATATGTAACAAGATTGTTAAAATCATTTAGAGTATTTCCTTCTCCGCTCGTAAGTTGATCAGTAATTCTAGCACTTAATACAGTCTGACCATCCTTAAGTTCTATTTCACTATCTTCGGCCACTCTGTAGAATTTCATAGGAGATCTAGAACCAGCTTTAACTGCTGAATCAAATAATACCATGTCAACAGGTTTATTCGGATCCACCATTCTATCATATAAGGCTTTTATATCTCCCGTAGCTATACTTTTGAACAATGGAAATAGAGCCATTTTATTAAAGTAAGGTATACCTAAACCAGGTATTTCATTAAACCTAGTACCAAATGCCATATATTTCATAGCATTTAATATTACCTTATTAGCTTCTGCGTATAATTTAGGATCTGAATCCCATAAATCTGCTGTATCTTCATTAGTGAGTACTTCAAATGCTTTCTTTATATCAGGTGACCATACACCCCTCATTCTAAGTAAATCTCTAGTCATATTAGGACTAATGTATACAGCAGCATCTGCTACGTTTATACCTTCTTTATAACCAGCAACCTCTACTTTGGCAGCCTATCTAGCAATCTTAACAGCTTCAGGATATATCTGTTCAATATCATTTATGCTTAGATCTTTTACTTCATTCCAGGCTTCTTCACCTTCTAATTCCTAGATAGTTTCTTTAATATTACCTCTAGTAAACAGACCTTCATATTCATAGTATTGCTTATCCATGATCTCATGGTCTTTTAGTTCAGCTACTACGTATTCATCTCTTATTGGGTCATTAAAGAAATCTAAACGGTTATTCAAACCTGTAGAAGTAAGGGAACCAAGACGTTTGATTTTATCAATGGATACATCTACAGGACCATATTGGTCATACTTAACTTTATAGTAAGCTGGAGCACCACTAAATAGTTTCTCTACTTCATTGATTGATATGATACTATTGATACTATAATCTGCCATCATATCAAATATAGCGTATCCTTCAGCATTAGTAGGATCAAGCTAGCTATAGAATTGCTTTCTATTGTTCAATTCAGTATCATCTAGTAGTTTATTACGCAAACTCCATATATCATTATTATCGTTTCCTTCTATTAACCCTAGTTCTTTTGCAGTAGCTATCTCCTACTTTACTATATCATTGATCAATGAACTCAAGAAAGCCTTCTAAGTATCTTTAGACAAATTAAAGAAATAATCTTTCGCCGTTTGTAAATTCTCTTTAGCTGACTTCATAGGATCATTAAAGCTAATGAAACCTTTAGATGTTTTTATTCCTGTAAGTAGCAGGAATCTGGCTCCATTACCTTCTAATGTTCTTGTATGTTTTTTTCCATTATTATCCTTCCAACTTACTTTATTGGGAGTATGAAAGTTTTTTATTCTTCTAGAAGGTTCTAACCAATCACTATTTATTGTACCATCATCATTATAATGCAACCCAGTTGTTTCATCATAATGACTAGGATCATCATCAATCTGTCTTAGGCACAGTTCTATTTGGTTTAACTCATCATAACAATAGTTCAAAAGTATATCCATAGATTGCTCACCATATTGGATAAATGAGCCCTATGGGGTTACATTGAATCTTATTCTTTCATGAGGTAATTTGATACCATTAATGAAGTGATATGTTTTCTTATCAGCTACTGTTGGAAATACAATTCTATCATTAAATATAGCAGTCATTTTTGCTATATAGTCTTCTCTATCAGTAATACCAAAGTAATCTCTACCAGTATCTTGAGAGGTAGTATCTTTAAAGTTTATTAGAGTTTCTATAGATAAATCTTTGTTACCTCTTCTAACGGAATCAAGTATGATAGAACTGTTATTATAAACTACCGAACTTAAATTATCAAAGGTTTCTTTATCGTTAACTATTTCGTTAAGTCTATCCTTTGCGAAATTGTTCTAAGATACCATGTAATAGCTATTACCATCAGGTCCATAACTATTTAGACTCTTATCTGTTGCATGTTGATAAGCGTAGTAATTAGCAATCTCTTTAACAAATCCTACATTATTCCATATTTGTGATGGAACTATAGCTCCCTCTACAGTTTCTGCAGATTTAATTGTATTATCATTGTTTATAGAATCTTCTATAGTATTCAGTGTTTCTACTATTCTGGGTAATCCTCCAAATTTAATTCTATTAACAATAAAAGAATTTAACAATGTATACTAATCTAGTCTTGGATTGCCGTAGTCTCCTGATAATAACATTCTATTAAGAGTTGGTTTGTCTATTCCTATACCAACTATGTTCAGCATATTGACGATTATATCTTTGAGAGATTCTTGATTCGCAATTTCATGTAAATCTATATTTCTATTTTCTAACCTTAATATACCTTTATTATTAGTAAATGCAGATCTTATTCTATTGAAATTATTTACTAAAGTATGTAGACGTTGTTTAGCTCCTTCTTTCGCTACTACAACTCCTTCCTTATTATACTCGTATATTCCAGAATTATTAAATAGTGCTTGTGACCATACTTTAGGATAATTGGCTGCTTTGACATCTACTGTATTGTCTTTTAATTCCATTTTAGTAAATCCTGTTTCTGGATCTTCACTAATTTTTACAGTAATGTAATTGTTAATATCAGAAGTAATTACAGTCTCTATTTTGGTTAACATAGCTTCAGCAGGTATTGATATACTTGGATCAGTATCTACTGAGTTCTTAATAAGAGTAGTTAATCTAACTAATAAAGCTTGATAAAATGTATCATTATTCTTAGCAAAGAACTATACTTTGTCTAATATATTAGATATAGTCCTACATCCAGCTAAATCTTTTAGAATATTGGTCCATGCTACGTTAGGATCTACAAAGCTAGGAAAATGAGTATATGGATCAAATTTGGTCTATGGAGTGCCATTCTCACCTATTTCATAAGCAGGAATAGTCTGAAAAAAGAATTTAACTTCAGCTGGAGCATTATCTCTAATAGATATATTCATTCCTTCTACAGTATGTTGTCCTATATTTACTCCTTCTGTTCCTTCTTCAATGTTAGAAATAGTATCATTTTCATTTCTATCTATAGCTCTAATACCAAGTTGTTTCAACTTAGTAGTCATCATAGGTAATATTACAGAATCAAATTTATCTACTACTTCATTTATTACATCAGAAGGATACTTACTAGCTTGAGCCTGCAATATTAACTTTAATCTGTCAAATCTTGGGGCTTCTTTAGATAAGTCAGAGTAATTAATAGTTTTACCATCGGTAAATGATACCTGAAAGAAAGCATAAGTCAAACTATTTACTATATCATTCAACTATTTAACAGTCTAAATATGTTTAAATTCATATCCGGATACTTCCATATTGGGACCTTCTCCTTGATAAATCTATCTGAATCTATCAATATTCTATGTATTCGGTTGAACTCCGTTATACTTTCCTCTATTTACAGCTAAATAAATCTTAGCTAAACCATATTGACCAGTTCTTGCCCACAGTTTGATAAAATCATATATTCTTCTAAACCAATTCTTAGTATCAAATCTATAATTACCAGATTCATTTAGCATAAAGTCCCTAAATTGTTCTGCTAATTTCTCATCAATCTGAATATCAGTGAGTCCTTTTTTTCTATAAAATCTATATATATTATCTCTACGTTTGGGGTCAATAAGTAGCTGTGATACTCTATGCCATGCTTCGTGATATTCTGTACCAATGGGAGCCTATTCTGATAATAAGATAGAGTCCTCTGTTACTCTACCTACAACAGAACTGCCTGCCTCAGTAACATCTATTACTGACGATACTATCTATGGAGTAATACCTAATGTAGTCTAAATCCATTCAATAGCCTATTTAGTATTTAATTTCTCCTATCCGTTAGTAAGAAGATTAGATATTACATTATCTTTAACTTCCATATTAGGGCCTTTACCTTTTCCATCTAATATAGAAAATATATCATCCAAATTAATTGTAGTCTATTTACCTGTTTCATCTGGTAAAGTTATGTTACCTCTTACTTCTTTCTAGATTTTCTACTGAGCTTGCTCAATTTTACGTTCTGCAGTTTTATCTACTAACATAACATCATCTATATATATGTTAGCATCTCGCATAGTATCAGCAATGTCAGTAAGTAATATCCCTTGTTTTATGTACCAACCAAGCACACTGATTCCATCTGGATGACTGGAATCTATATTTTTATTACCATTGTCATCCTTAACAATACCGAAATCTTTATCAGTAAACTCCAATAAACCAGGAATAAGCGTAATCTTATCTATATTATTATTCTTCAAGAATGTAGATAATGGATATAGGTTGGGATCTTTTGTTTGAGATTGCAAACTACCACCCAAATAGTTAGTACTTAAACCAGTTTCATCTATATTCCAATGGAAATTGTCCATTATATACTTCTTCAGCCTTTCTCTTACTTCTGGAACTGAAGCTATATCCTCTAATTTGTATATCTGTTGGCCTACAACTAGTTGATTATCCTCTGTAAAATAGAACTGCTTACTCATTCTTGCCTGAATCTGTTCGACAGTCAGGTTATTACTATTTGGATTAGTAGCCGTTTGAGGACCAAAGTTTACTAAGAATTTTAATACATTCTGTGGAGTAATATTAGTGGTAACACCATTAGCATCTGTATAGAATTGATCTTTAGATAAAAGTAAATCTATAATAAGATCTGCTACTTCTGGTTTATCTTTAAAATTATCATAGTTAAGAATTACTCCCACTTGAGATGTATTACCATCATCTTTAGAAGTCTTAATCATCCATACAGGTTTTCCCATAGGAAATCCTTTAGCTGATATTACTTGATTTTTAAATCGTATGACATTTCCACCCAATCCTCCGGTAGTAATACCTACTTGAGTATTCTCAGAATTGATTTCGTATGGATCTTTAATCGTTAACCAAGCTGAATCCGTAAGTTTCTTATTTTTAGGACTATTATCCTCATTCTTAAGATTTACAATCTTACCGTTTGTCTTTCTTATTGTAGTAGGAACTATCTCTAAATTCGGATTAGTTTGTACTTGTTTGTTTAATTCTAATATCTTATTACGTAATGCACTAAGATTATTAACAATCATTTGCTGATTATCAAATGGTAATCTATTGAACCCATAGTTTCCTCTTGCGTATAAACCTTCTACTGTTTTAACACTAGCTATATATTCCTTGCCTTTATAGTTAAAAATAGCATATATAGCGTCTGTAGTTTTTCCTTCATTAGTATAAGGTCTTACTACAATACGAACACCATTTCTAGTTACTTCCTTAATAAAGTCAGGTTGTCCTGTAATTTCAGAGAATTCATCATTATTAAGATATGATTCCATTCCCTGAAATTTCTTAGGAGTTCTAATCCATACTCCATATTCATTCTATTTAGAATCTGTAAGTCTATAATTTAATTCATGGGAATAAGGATCTAATCTAGAATCATAAGTTAGTTCATCAAGCTATTTTGGTTCTTCAGATACCTGATTAGGAGTTTCTAAAGCCTGCTTAGCTTCGTCACCTAACCATCCTCCAAGTATGTCACTAAGAGTAGGTACATCTTCTATAGATAAAGGTTCTGTCTTAGTAGCTTCTTCAACTGGAGATACAGGAGTAGCAGTCTCACTAGGAACAGTAGCAGGCTTTTGAGCTTCTTTCTATTTAGTCTGTATGTTCTATTGCTCTCTCTAAGCTATTTCCTCTCTAGCTTCTTGAGCAAGAAGTTTCAATTCTTCAGCTCTAGCTTTTTCTCTATTTTGTAAGTTCTGTGATATTTTCCACTCTCCTGAACTAACAAAATCATTATAAGCTTCTTTTAATAAATTAGAATCAATTTTATTTTCTATTGCTTCTTTTAACTGATTTACTAACTATTTGGCTTTATCAGAATTACCGTTGTTATATACTTCTTCTAATTGATTTCTAAGATCGTATATTTCCTACCATCTCTCAGCTTCCTATCCTTCTGCTCTATCCATTTGTGAAGCAGCAACATACTCAGAGTAGTTCTTCACATTAGGATGTTGAGATATAAATGATTCACGTAAAGCATCGCTAGCTTGCTTGTAAGCTTGACCAAATTCATTATTTGTGTTTAATACTACTTTACTGTTTCCACGGCTGTCTCTTTCAGTAGTAAAGAATTCGTTCTGAATTTCTTTAGCATTCTGTCTAGCTGACTTTACACCCTCATCTTCCTGTGGTTTTTCCTACTCTTGAACAGGAGCTGGTTCTTGTTTTAAAGGTTCTGGAGTAACTTCTTCTCCTTCTTCTGCTACTTTCTCCTATGTTCTACCAGAATACAAGTCTTCTATATCTTGAACAAAATCATCTTCTTTAGCTTCAGAATCTTTCCATTTATTAATTTTGGCCATTACAGCTTTTTTATCATCTGAAGACATGATATTATTCTCATCACGTGCTCTGGCTTGATCTAATCTTGCAGCTATAGTTTGTTCTTGAATATCACTTAAATCCTGATGTATAGTAGGAATTTGTAGATCTGATTCACTTATATTATATGGTTCAAGTACTTTTTTAAGTTCGTTATAACTTTTATTTAGATTTTCCTTATCTGTATTTAATAAGTTTCTGAAATGAACCACATCGGACTTTGATGTACGTAAGTTTGTGTGTTTTTCTAACTCATTGAGTTTTGTTCCATTTTGTTCATAATCCTCTATTAAACGACTATATGTCTCTAATTCAGAATTAAGTAATATAAGATTCTTTAAATCTTCTACATTTATTTCAGACCTCTACTATTCAGGTAATTTTGCAATAATATTAGAAATCTATTTATTTACATCTTCACTATTAATTATATTTTGTAACTTAAATTCAGCATCCATTAAATTTTTATCAGCTTCTTCCAATAATTTACTATGATGATCTTTAAGTGCTACAAAGATATTATAGTTTTCTGTACCAGGATCTATACCTAACACAGAAGCTTGCTGTAATGCTGATTTAGATGTAGCTATATTCCTTATATCATTGGCATTATTTCTCTCTGTTTCAATATCTTCTTGTGTAAGTCCATCTATATTAGCAGATTTAAGATTGTCGAAGGATTGCATCAAGTTATTCCATCTGTTTGTGGTAGCCATTTCTGCATATACAATGTCTTTTCTTACTCTATCTTTTTGATCTAACTTTTCTGCATATAAAGCTGATAATAATTTATCAGCCTATAATTGATCTTTAGTGTGTAAATAAGTAGTAGCTGCACCTATTCCACCAGTCATCAATCCACCAAGTAATGCTCCTCCTTTAAAATTTTCCATAAATTCAGCATCATCAGAGTATACTGAATCCCATGGAGTAATAGCTGCAAAGATTGATCTTGCTCCAGAACCTAAATTTTTAAGGAAACTCTTTGCCAAATTAGGATTTTCTTCAAAATGTCTATTTATATAATCTTGTCCTTTCATGTATTGAATACCTTCTTCAGCACCTTCCATAGCTGAAGATATAAGTATTCTACCACCAAGATCTATTACAGCTTTCCTTTTAGTTATTTTGGGTAGTTTACTTACATTATCTATACCAAAGCTTGCTACATCGTCAATACGTTCAGCTAATTTACCTTTCAGAAAATCCTTGCTATTATCATATCCTTTAGCTAAAGCTTTTAGTCCTCTTACGTTTCTAGCTATTCTACCTATTGGTACTACTTCAAGCATTGTTTGAGCTGCATCCCAAGTAGACAAAGCCATGTTGTCGGTATAAAGTGATTTCATACCATCAAAGTTATTAAGACGAATTTTATCGAACTTAATATTGTCCACTTTTACTTGATTAGTAAGTAATTGGTCGTATACATAATCATCGTCATTAATTTGTTCTTGAGTGTAAGAACCCATTCTCTACATTTCAGCCTTAGCATCTTTTAATAGCTATGCAGATATACCGCTTTTATCAATTTGATTTAATACTGCTGATTTATAGTTACTGTATACTTCTCCCTTAGACTCTCTTTCTCTACTAAATAGATTACCAAGTATAGATACACCTGCTCCTGCCACTAATCCAGCTGCAGCACCTATGGGACCAAAATGAGCTCCTAATGATGTAGTAGCATATGTGGTTCCTGTAGTAAGTATATCATTAGTGATAGTGGCTGCAGAAGAACCCATCAAACCTGGAAGTTTAAACAGATAAGTATCTATATCAGTAAGATCCATACCTGGTTCCTATGACTTTTTACGATAGTAATCAGATCTTAATTTACTATTATATTCATCTGCATTAGTCTGAGCATTACTAGCTTCAAATAATGCCATATTCTTCTTAGCATACAAAGTATTAGGATCTGCATAACTTCCTGTAGTTTTATCAATCTATTCAGTAGTCTGACGGTCTATTTCACTTAAAGCTGAATCCCAATTTCCATTAATGAAATCAGTTTTCAGCTTTGTATTTAAAGAAGAGTCGTTTAGCTTATCATTCAATATATTATCATAATACTCTTTACTGTTAAGTATTACATCAGACAATTGTTTTACTTGTGATCTTAACTCTGTATCTGCCGGATTCTATCTAAGTTGTGGAAGTATCGCATTAACACTACGTACAGCCTAAATATAATTTTTGGCATTTAAAATAGTATTATAATCCTAATCCGCCATAGTATAATCACCTAGAGCGCTGTCTCTAATTATTTCATTTCTTTTAAGATTCCAATCATTGAATGCATTAGATACCAAATCTGTAACTCCATAATCATCTGGAGCTCCCTCATAAGAGGGATTCTCCATTGTATGAAAATATTCGCTCACATTAGCCTTAGGAGCCTGATAAGCATCATATAAAGCTGTTCTTTGTCTTATACTATCTATTAACGATGTATCGTATACTTTTCTTTTCATAGTTATTAATCGTACATTCCTAATGTTTGTAATGCTGAAGTACCATACTCTTCTTTAGCTTGAGTAGTACCACCTATACCTGCAGGATTTCCTCCTTGCCATCTTTGATTTACTCTCTGCCAATATTCTGGAGCTACGTTCGTGTCAGGTAATGTTTTGTATACATCCATTTCATAATATTCAAAACCATCCTTTCCTACAATTTCCTTTACTTTTCTAGCTCCATATAAATCTTTTAACGCAGTTCTAGTACTCTACCTACCAAATGGTGCTACTAAGTTATCTGCAAATCCTTGAGATATACCTTTATCACTCCATAAACCTGTACCAAGTGCTTGTTCAATTGATCCCTTAGGTATTCTGATTTTTCCAGATAAAGCAAATGTACCAGGACCTACTTTAACCATCTTGCCTTCAGGAATGAATTTTACATCAGGTAAGTTACCAGATTCCAAAGCTTCTTTTAAAGGAAAATTAGTATCTCTTAATGGACCTGCAACTCTCTGTGCTTTTCTTGGTGTAGTTTCAGAAGCTATCTAGAACACAGTTTCGGGCAGTAGAAAACCTCTAGAGTTACTAAACTGATATCCGTTTTTCACAGTACCGTTTTCTTCTTGTATCTTATGTTGAGTTCCACCTATTCCTGTTAGCAAATCGTCGCTCTCAAGTAGACTAACATCCCCTTTAATTATATCTAGAGCTGAATTTACACCTTTTAGATATCCTTGTTTAGAGTATTCTTTATTACTATCTACAGATATAGGTGAGAAACCTGATACCTTTTGAAATTCATCCCTAAGTATATGTTTATTAGCAAGACCCAACATTTGTGACTAAAGTCGATCAGCAGCGTCCGAAGCACTCCTAGCTATTACTAACGCATTATCATCACCTGTAGATCTATACATGTTTGAGTATTCCATAGCAGCTCTATTGAGTTGCATATAAGAATTCATCATGTTATCTATATTTTGAACCCCTTTCTCTGCATCGTCTGCTATTTTACTATTAGGATATTTAGTTATTAAACCTTCTATGTAATTTCTATATTGATCAAATCTTGAACCTATTCTAGATTGTACACTTCTAGTAATAGACTCATTAAGAAAATCTAATCTTGTAGGATTAGGTCTAATGATCTCATCTTTACCTGACCTTTTTGCAGATTCTTTCGCCTATAACAACCACAATGGATTAACAGTATCTTGATTTACTATTCTATCTCTCTGAGAATCGGCTATCATTCCTACAAACGCTTCTCTAGCTGCAGCTTCATTACCACCTGATGCTTGTAAAGCTTCTTTATAGTATTGCTGTCCTTGAGGGGTATTTATTAAATCATTGAATCTGGCGTCTGCTATATTATACAGTGTATCATACGTTATTCCAGATCTATCATACAACACTCCATCTCTGTATACTGTACCTAAACTACTTGGTTTTAAATTACTGAAATAAGGATTAGATAATTCATCTGCAGTCATATATCTTATAGGAGTAATATCGTTGAATACACTCTTATTTCCTAAAGTATCGTATTGCGGTATATTTGACTAATCCCAACTCTATTTATATTTACCTTCTGCTTCCATCTTAGCTCTCATTTCTAAACCAGCTCTTAAGTTATCTGCACTTTCTTTTAGTAGGCTAAGAGATGCATAATCTGTACTATTAATCAATGATTGTAAATTAGATCTGAAAGCAGCATCTTTCAGTGCATCTGGATTAGATGCTATTTGTCTTACAGCTTCTTGTACGTCTTCTCTTCCTGTAGTAAGTTTATACCAGTTTTCTGTATCTACAGATGAAGGAGATTGAAACTCACCAAACTTCTACAAAGCTGTACCAAATTGTTTAGCCGCATCCTCTACTGCGGCTTTTTGTGTTGCTCCTATTCTGTATAATTCTCCAAAGTTAATAGGAACATATGTATTTAATATAGGGGCTTCTGCAGCCTAATCATATCTATTGGCGCTCATTATTTATTTCCTCCCTTTTTCAAATATTTTCTAAATTCAGTTAAGTCAGCATTAGTAAAACCAGCTTGCAAGAAAGGATCATATAACTTAAGCATAGCATTATCTCTACTTCTTTGGTTACTCATTAATTCTCTATTCTGTGCCCATTGACTTAACTGACCTAAACCAGTTCTACGTATATTTCTTGCAGCAGCTCTATTGCGTGCATTAAGATCTGAAGCTAGATTAGTTGCATTAACCCATTGCTGACCGAGATCATTCATAGCATTTGCATATTCAGCTCTATATTGATTATTAGCATTGTTCTCAGTAGCTCTTGCTTGTGCATTTGCTTTATTAGCAGCAATAGCAGTCTGTAATCTGAATGCCATATCATGTCCAGTATTTGTTTTGTACTGACTAGCGCTATAATTAGCTGCATTTCTATTCTGTTCTATATCTCTAAGTAACGGATTAATATTGAATCTACGTCTACCCATAGTATTAGTAATAGCTGTAGCATACGGATTATAGTTTGCTGGTACAGCTTCTGGGTCGCTAGTAAACAGATTAGACATTATAGGAGCTAATGATGATATTCCTGAAACTAATCCAGATAAACTATTTGTAATATCTCCTAATTTTTCTCTTCTTATATCTTCTCTAGTTTGGTAGTTGGGAATATAAGTAGAATCTACATCAGGTCTATAGTTAAGTTCATCTTCATCGTATACAAATGGCATTTCTGGTATGGATACAGTTTGTACTGGTTCATTAGGGGTTACCGTAGTTCCATTTACTTTAGTAGTAGTCAATGGGGCTATGGTATTTATTACAGATTTCTTGGGTATATTTGTAGTAACTGTAGGTTTAGCAATTCTATTAGCTGTAACGGTTATTTCAGGTAAATTAACCTCCTTCTCTATGGTATTTAACCATGGTGCAGATATATCACCTTTAATACCCCAAGTATCTCTTGCTTTAATAGGTTCAGCCTTATTAGTACCAGTTACTTTATAGTTAGTACCGTTGTATGCAAACGTATCTCCTAAATTATATCTAGTTCCATTTACATAGATAGTATTATGTCTACTAGATATTCCACCCCCCTAAAATTGTTCTATACTTTTACTTTTGGATTTAATTCCTCTTTTTGCTTTCAAATTTTCTTGCATAGTAAATAGCTTATCATGTAACAACTGATTGTTCATATTATTTAACATATCAGAGTTCTAAGCATATATATCTTTTCCTTTACTTTTCTTCTTTGCCATCATCTTATCACCTAATTCTGCAAAGGTTTTATTTGTACCAGGTACTTTAAGAGTATTACTTAATATTCTACTGCCCTCTGGTAAATTAATTAAATTACTATCTGTAGGTTGCCCCTATTCAGGCACTTTGCTTACTTGACCATCTGGTGTAGCTATTAATTCTCCATCATCTACATATGCTAATGATGAAGGAATAGAACCACCATATTCAAAAGTATCTGTATCGAATTCAGTATTATCTTCATTGAATTCATTCTACAATCTTTCTGTAGCAGCAACACCTTCTCTATTTTGAAATGCATTTAGTTTGATAGCAGCTCTACGTTTTCTTAGTTTTCTATTCTTAAAAGCTCCTATCAGGCCAGTACCTAAAGTACCTTCATCATAATCAGTAAAGGAAGTCATAGAAGCTTCCTTACCTTTCTTACCAACTAATCCCGTTACTGCACCAGCTGCACCACCTATGATACCGCCAAGTGGTCCACCAATTGACATACCTAATTGAGCACCATTAGCTAATCCCTCACCTATACCAGATATAGACTACATAGCTGCTTCTCCACCAGTAGTTGCAGTAGATGTCTAAAATGGACTAGATAAAGTATTAATAGCTCCTGGTATAGCCTAAGCTATGGCACCTACACTTCCCATTACATTTCCTAATCCATTTCCCTTAGTAGGAATTGACTATGCTAAGTGAGAAGGATCATTAGGAGCTATACCTCTTGTGATACTAGACTGTAGTTCTGCATTATTTGAAAGTCCATATATTGCAGCAGGTACTTTAATCTTTCTTTTCTTTTTCATATTAAATTCTAGAATATCTATAAGTAGTTGTTATCTAAGGCATCTAAAAAGTATAGTCCTTATCTGATCTAAATGAATAATCACATATCATATATTTACCTCTCATTCTAGCTGGGAATGACATACTTGTATCTTCTTCAAAAGTATCCTATCTAGGAACAGGTAATCTATAAGTATCTTCACGATAGTCAAAGTTTAAATCATCTCCACTTCTAGTAGCGGTCTGATGTTTGGTAGTAAACTTTACTCCACTTAATACATTCTATCTGAGTGTTTCATTATTAGGAGCTATGAATTCTCCTTGCAATGCTATATTGTCAAATACCTTAGTATACTAAGCATCTCTATTTACTACTGTCTATACTTTGATATCTTTATCTGTATCACCAAATCCATCAATATCTAAGGAGTTAATAATATAGAAGTCATTATCTTTTATTGTAACAACCTTATCTTTGAACGGTAACGTAAAATCTGGTTCAAATGTATATAAAGATGTAAATACATTTAATCGTTCATTATATATTAAAGACTTGTTATACAATCTGAACCACACTTCATCATATGTCTTGTCATACAATGAGTTAGCTCCTTTAGTCTTCTATTCAAACATATTATTCATATAAGTTTGTACATTACAGTCCTTAGATATGATGCTTATTCCACCACCTGAATATCTACATATCTCATTCTTATTAGAATCATACCAATAAATACCTTTATCAGAGTTAGTTATACTTCTATCATTGACTACTTCAGTACCATTTAGAGTACTAATATAATCGTATCTATCAAGCACACCACCAGTACCTAATACCAATTGACCAATATTGTTATCCTATATCAATGAGCGTTCATTAACAGACAATATACCAAATGCATTATTCTACCAGAAGTATAACCTATTAGCTATACCACGTATATTGGTTATCTGTCCATACTGGTAATCTACGTCTATATAGTCAGCCGGTTTAAATACAGACCAGTTATCTACATTTTCATTAGTAGTTTTAGCCTGTGATACATATACTCTATTCGATGATGTTACATTAGATTCACTATACAGTCCTTCAGCACTAAACATCTTACCATCCGGATTAGATGAATAAGCATCATTATATAGATAGAATGGTTTACTTTGACTATGATATGTACCCATCTATACAGGTTCTATCTGCATATATGCATCTACAGTATTCATTGCAGAACTGTAGGTTCTATTTGTCATTTCACCCATAGAAAGCTTTAGATTAATAGTACTCTCTAATGGAATGTATGCTCCAAAGTAGCGCTTTCTTTCTGCCCATGAATCATCTCCTGTAGAAGCATTTCTTTGAAATATCATCTGTGCAGGATAGTCAAGTATACCAATATAAGTATCTCCACCGAATGCATATACGGTAGAATGGGCTTTATCGCCATACGCTCCTACTGGTATATACGTAGAGCTAGTTCTTGCAGAGTAAGTATTACCATTATAAGGTATTACTGGTCTTTTAGCATTTACTACAGTAAGCGCACAATAATCAGTAAGCTATTGATCATGATAGAAGGATACTGGTTCAATAGAACATATATCATCATCTGATACTTGTAATATAAGGCAAGGCCCAGCTGGTCCATACGTAATTATATCTGTATTTTTTTCTCCTTCATAAAAGTTACAAGCAGTCCAATTAGAATAAGTGATATTACCTATACTTGCTTTATATGGCTTTACTCCACCGTTTAATACAGCATTATATGGTATAATAGCTGGATACTTGGCATCAACTATGGTTTGTTCTTTACCTAAGAATTTTGAATTAACTCTGGTATAAAACTTTTGTATATAGGCACAGTACCAGTCATCATTGTGTATAGCGAATACTTGTGCAGCAGAACTAGATGAATTATTACCACTATTGTAGACTCTGGTATATTCTCTATGAGTACTCTAAGAGGTTCCTTCTGGTAAACGATAGGCTGTAGTATTCATTGCTACCCAGTTCTATATGTTGGTTCCTTCATGATTTACCATACTCGTAGAGAAATCAGATATAAGTATCTATTCCTATTTAAGATATATATTATCTTTAAATAGGCTCTCCATCTTCTCCCCATTAAAACATACCTCTGGTGATATGAATCTCCAATAGTTATCAGTAATATCGGCTGCATCTATCAGCTTAGCAACTACAGCAGTTCCAACTCTGTCTACTACAAGACCTCTACGTTTGGTATGTAGGAACGGCATAGGTCTATATTCATTGGTATCCTGATTACTAGTTCCTCTACCAATTTCTCCAGTATCATATGTTTCAATAATCTTGTAGTTATGGATTGGGGTAATAACACCTTGAGTTACAATAGTTCTATCTTCCTCTGTTCTATCACATCTTACTATTTCATAAGACACTGCATCAATGGGGAAGTTCTTTACTGTAAACTTAATACCCATTGGTTTAGAATACCGATTATCACCATATTGAGTTGTAATAGGCGCTGTATTATAGTTAGGCATTCTGATATCCCCAATCCAAAGTACAGGAGACGGAATAGCTTTACTATTATAGAATACTATACCAAAACGGTATACTTCATCTCGTTGATAACTTCTAAACAATGAAGCTATAATAGGATCTGCATAGTTCTTCTGTCTACTTGCTGAATATATACTCTTTGATGTTATCTAACTACCATTGAGTTCATATATAGGCATTGTATTAATATATTCACTATATGCATCAAGACCCACATTATTTGCTAAACCTGAACCCTAGAATGGAGAGTATGTTTCAGTTAATTCAGTACTAATGAAACTATAAGATATATTGAGACCATTACCACCGAGCTTATTATCTGCTCCATATACATATTCTGTAGGTGTGGCAAAACTTGACCTAGCAGCATTATATGGATTAATACAGTCATGTTGCTTAGGTATGTTACGCATTGCTTCATAGTCAGTAATGGAGAAATATTCGTAATCATCTGGATTAGCAGTTTCAAGCCTAACATAATTATTAGAGTTAGCTCTATATGCTCTTGCATCATACTCTACTAATTGTCCATTATCTTCTATCATAGGAACCCAAGAAGTTTCTGTGATATTAGATGCGAACAATCTATTCTACATAGAAGTTAAACTGTTGCATATAAACGCATAACTAGTAAAGGCATTAAACTCTTCCTATGACATAGTACTTAACACATTACTACCAGTATCAGTATAACTAATATGGTCTAATGTGGTATCTATCTCAATATCATCTATTATAGAATAAATAGGAGTAGCATTATTATCTTCATAAAAGATACGTATAATAGTACATCTATCAAAGTCTTTCGTACTAAGATCTGCTCTAATAGTACACCCTTTACCAGTATAAGATCCTTTCTGAGAACCTTTATGATTGATAAGTGAAGCACTAATAGATGAAGAATCTAAATGTACCATATTACTCAAGCTAGACATAGAAGTCTGTTGAGAATGTTTATTATACAATCTATAACAGTATTGAACCATACCAGCTTGAAAGTTACCAGATACTATTTCCTTTATTTCAAATGGTGGTAATACTGCATTAGGAATGATATCAATACTATTAGGATTAAGTATATTGCCATCTGCATCTACTAACGGATTATCAACCCCAGGATACTTAATATACTTATCACTCATTATATTGATTACTTTGATAGAAGATTGACCATCAGTAAAGTAAGCTTTAATGTTTGATACTGTTTCATAGTTAAGTACTATACTCAACTGATTAGAGTCAGCATCCTCACATAATTGCAATTTACCTTGTAATACTACTGTACTAACTAGGTTAGGAGAATTAAAATTCTCTATACGATATACTTTGTTATAACCATCTATTAGTTTAGTAATTACGACAGCAATATCATTTACAGTAGCCGTACCTATAATCTCTTCAGTACCTTTAATGCCAAAGTTATATTTCTTAGCTCCCTCTACACTCTATAGTACACCAGCAGTTCCTCTATCATCTGTAACGATACGAACATCCTACGCATATCTATACTTATTGTTTGGCAATAAGTTGACATCCGTATCAGTATCCATACCGCCTGTAAACGTGTTTATTTGAGCTGTATTACTAATCATAATTATCTATTCTAATTATATAATATTTGTTCATCTCCACTAGTCGAAAAGAAGGTATCATGATCATCAATTTCAGGATATAACTTCGACCAAGAATTTTTAATGCTCTCCATTTCATCTACACCGGGAGCCATAGCTTCACCATAAGCTTGTTTACAATAATAATTCCAACTAGTTTTCATTTCCATGTAATCCTATTGGGATATTTGACCCTTTAATTTCTTAGGATACATAAGTTTCAATGTAACATACCAGAGTAAAGCTTCCTTATATGATTCCATATCTGGTATCATTGGCATACCTTCACTATCGGTGAATATGGCATAGTATTCTATTTTAACAAAACCATTTGGTATATTAGTCATAATATAACCCGGTTTTGTCATATACTGTAAATCACAACTGTACATTGTAGTATCTGTATGAGCATACTTTCCATTGACATATCTGTTAGCTGGACTTGCTACAGTATACTAGTTTACTAATGCACTTAAAGTATTACGCATATTAGAATCTGAATTAAGCTTATCTAAAGCTTCTCTATCAGATACTAAATTAAACATATTCTTTACTAATGGTATTAGGCCAGCATCGGGTATCAACATACAGGGTCTATCAATACAAGTATCGTGTTGAACTCCAAAGCTAGAAGTAGCTTTTCGCATAGGTAGCCAACCACCGTTATTCTAAAATGAAAAAGCAACCTATCCGAGTTTATATAGGTCACATGGTAATGCTGCCTAATGACAATTAACTGGTAGTACCGCTACTTTGTGTTCATATTGTTGTATAGCCCCAATTTTTAACATTCCTTCGCAAATCCACTCACGAATATCAGAAATTTTAATCTGATCCTCTTTTAAGTCTAAATCCGCAATGACCTTTGCTAGAACAGTCTTAGAGCTAATCATTCTATTGTTTATCATAATTCTGGATAATCCTTTAACTTATTAAAAATAATTTGAGCGAGTGTGCGTTTGTTTTCTCTTGAAGCTATGAACTAATATTTACCTTTATTAGTTAGTAAACAATTCTTTTTAGACCAGTGAAATCTATATTTGAAGTAACCACTATGCTCATTAAGTAAGTATACTGGTTCTCCAGTTTCTTTTGTTGATTTCCAATCCCATCTCAGACTCTTACCTGAGAATTCTTTTGGCTAATGTTTGATTACTTGTAATGTACCTAATCTGCATGGGAGTTTGAATTCTTTGCAATTGTACATTATTTCATCACGTATGTATTTAAAGTAATCAGTTACTATTGCTTTATAAGTTTTTAAATCTACATCATACTATGTATTAGGATCAATACTCTTTTTATAGTTTGTGTAGAAGTCAGCAACAGTATAACTCTTACGTCTGTATTTTACTCTTTCTCTCATTTACTATATCTATTCTAAGTATCGTCCTTGGAATCATTAGTAACATCACTAGGTTGTGTTACTAATATCTTTAATTCTTTCTCAAGTATCATCTAAGTAATAGTAGGTATCATAGATGCTGGTATTGGATAATCACTATCTGGATTATAACAAGCTTTCTCCTCTGTAGGATCTTCTGCAATTACATCTACTTCTATATACTCTAACTAATTAGAATCTCCTTCTACATATACTTTATTACCTCTAACCCAAGCAATATAGTCTTTACAAGTAGCTTTTCTGTATCTTTGTAATTTAGCTTTAGTATAACTACCTAACTAAATTAAGTTACCAAACATATCTCGTATAGCTACTACACCAGGTCTATTCTTAAAACCAATTAAAGTTGGCAATTCTCTATCGCCAACATATATAAACTTACCTGGTACTGTTTCTTCTCTATCTAAATGAATAGGTCCAAGAGTAGTCTTATATGCTTCATCAATATCATAGCCCTTGTCTATAGCTTGTTTAATTAGCATAGCCCTATAACTCTTGATCCACATCTCAATCTAATGTCTAGATAGATGTTCAGATTCAGTAATATTACTATTGCGCGCTATTAGTAATATATTATCAATTAAGTTATTAAGTGACATATTATTTATAATTAACGTTAATACATCCTAAAACGCATTTTAAAGCTCATAGCGGCATTTTATGGCTAATTGCTTACAATCCCTTTAGTTATGTAATAGCTCTTCTTACACAGTCTTAAAATAAAAAAGGTTGACCTTATTGATCAACCTCTTTCATTACATTCTACATATTCTGTGGTAACATCTATTTCATAGGTGGTGGAACCATAGAACTTGCTTGTTTAATTATATTCTTTAATTCGTTTATTTCATCTTGTAGTTCCTTTATCCTAGGGTCCTCTGTATTAATGGGTTCCTTTAATGTTCATAATAACTCTATAGTAATCAGAATATACCATGTTTAATGCTACATACCAATCGTAACGATTGTATTTACCAGTTAAGGAAATACCATACTGACTGGCCAATGTGGTAGTCTCTTCTATAGACCAATGTGGTCCACGAGTACCATCCTCATTTTCCATTTTCATTACAGCTTTACGAGCGTGTTCCTCGTTGAAGTGCGGACCGTGTTCCATCTCGTAAGCCTTAACACGAAATATTCTATGCATATTATTATTGATTAATAATTATTGAATATATTATTTACTTAGGTAACTCAATGATACGAGTATCTGTTACCTTTATTAAAGGGTTTGAATTTACAATCTGATAATTTTTGACATGTATCTTTTTCCAATCAAAGTGCCAGAACCTAACCCAGCCATTTTTATATCTGTTTTTATATTCTTTCTTATCTTCTACAAATATAATTTGTTGATTTTTTATATCAATCTTGGCTGTTAGGATTGAGTCCTTTCTACTAACTATGATAGTTGTTAAATCATTGAGCTTTAGCTCTTCATTAAAGTCTATTAACTTTTCTTTGATTACTGTTTTCACAGAATCTTTAATCTCGGTATTGATTACACTTGCATCAGTTAGGTTCTTGTCTTTGATTTTTAATTCTTTCTTAACCTTATTAACTTGCTATATTAAGCTATCTTTACTGTGGTTAAGTTCATCTATAGTAAGCTAAAGTACTCTGCTATTATCCTGAGCATTAGAAGCTATTTCTTCATACGCTCTTATGTTGTTAGTTATTCTGTCTATTTCTCTGTTCTTATTCTGTAGCTAATTATGTTGATAAAAAATAGTCGCAATAAGTAAACTAACTAAACCTACTGCGACTACTTTGAAATTCTTTCTTAACCAATTAACTACGCTTATGACTGGTATCATCTGAAAGTTCATCATCTAATTTGACATCTAATATCTGTTCCCCTTTTTTCTTTACTAATTTCTTAAGTAAAGTCCACACTTTCCATCTGGGATGAAGCTTACCTAAGTGTTCAAGTAAAGTAAAGAATTCTACGAGTGCTATAGCTCCAGCAACAAATTCTACAGCATGTAAATTAATTGAAGTTACTATAAACTTCTCTATAGTGAATGCACCACAGATTGCTACAATAGCATCTCGTATTTTATAAAATATCTTAGAAAATAATCTCTTAGATTTACTAACAATATCGGTTGTCTCCTTCTTCTTATTTACCTTACATTCATATATTGTATCTAAAATTATAATAGCAGCTAAGGCTAAGATAGGGACATAAACCGGAGAGTATAGAGATATTAATCCACCAATCGCACTGATAGTAAACTTCTCTACACTGCTAAACATATTTTTAAATATCGGCATTGTCTGTTCTCCTAACTGATAATAATTCATAGATAGTAGTTTGATAAGGTAACCAAAAAAGTCCCAGTAGATTCAAAAAGGGGTTTAAAAATCAACTGAGACTAAATGACATTTGTTCGAGATTATATTTATAAAACGAGAGATTTAATAATGTGTTACTAACTCAAAAATGTTATTGATTGAAACCAATAGCGGTTCTTACGAGCTTCTAGCACATTCAATCAACTAATGATACTTAATTATCTTCTTTAGTAGATTGATGCCATTACAATGTTTCATCCAACCAATATGACTACAGACTTGCTGCCTATATTCACTATAAGTCATATGCTTAAGTTTATTCATAGCAGCAACTTTCTTACACATTTTGTGTTTAATGTTCTTTCTAATCAAAGTATAATCGTGATAGATTTTATATCCTACAAAGGATATACTTCTGTCTTCTACTCTGAATATCTAATAATTACTTTTAATTTCTAATTTAAGTGTGCCTAACTGTTCTCTTATTTCATCAAGTAATTGTCTTAAGTATTCTTTATCACTATGAAGTATTACCATATCATCTGCATATCTAAAGTAATACTTAACAGCTTTGTCCTCTTTAAGCCAATGATCAAAATACGACAAATAAAGATTGGCAAAGAACTAAGAAAGATAATTACCAATAGGAACTCCTTCTACAGAGTCTATAATACCATCTAATAATGCAAGTAGCTTATTGTCTTTAATCTTCTTTCTAACTATCTACTTTAATATTTCGTGGTCTATACTTGGATAAAACTTTCTTACATCTAACTTGAGACAATATACTGTATTCTATTTATCTTTCAATGCGCTTTGTACATCATACAATGCTTTATGAATTCCTCTCTTCTTAATACAGCTATAAGTATTAGTAATAAATACAGAACGCCAAATTGGTTCTAATATATTCATAATAGCATGATGAACAATTCTATCAGGATAATAAGGTAATTTGAATATAAGTCTTTCTTTAGGTTCTCTAATTATAAATGTATCATACTTAGAGGTAGTATAAGTTTGGTCTATCAGTGTACTTTGTAATCTAACTAATAAACTATCTTTATACTTGTCAAACTCCTTAATATCATTTCTATTACTCTTATTCTTTCTAGCTTTCTTATCAGCTAAATATAGATTGTCTATTGAAACAATCTTTTCAAATAAATTATTATACCTTTTCATCTGAAGCACCTAAGTGAGTCTTCACTGAAGTTACCAACACACTTGTTTAGGTTAGTTATCTTTTGCCAAGAGGCAAGGTCTCGTTCCTCAAATAATCTGAAAATCACTGATAGTTCTCTGATAATCGTGCTTCATTGTACTGACATTAGCATTCGCATTACTAAGGTCATTGTTAGAATTCAGATTAAATAAACCTGCATTGGAACTATTACTCGTGTTAGCTCCTATCTAACTTACTTGTTCAATCCAGAACGACAACCTATTTGTTAATAATTAAGGGATATATACCAGACGAGTACCGACACTAGCAGACGCAAAACCAAGGCCAGAGTAAGAAGCCAGAGTAAATAAACCCGCATCGGAACCATCACCCGTGCTAGCCCCCAACAGTAAAGTTCTATCAGTTTCTACAGCATTCGTCCAATAATGATCACAGAAATACGTAGTAGAACCAGCTCCACCTTCCTAACAGAATAAGTCAGCAGCCGCATTATTTGTAATGCGTTTAACCCATTGATTGCTAGTAGTGAGAGTAGTTAAACCACTATCTTCATATAACAATTTATCTATGCCAAAATTCTCTTTATTGTTGGTGACGTATATCTTATTGTCTGTTCCTGTTACAACAATATCACAACAGTTCTTCCATATATGACCAAATGGATTTTCAATACCTCTGTATCTATTAGCATATTGACTGGCTTGTGTTTCAGTACCTTCTGCATCCGTATTAACATATGAATATTGTATTTGACCAGAACTATTACCTAATGAATTAGTAGTGCCTGTAGGTACAAAAGCCCATCTATCAGCACCGTTTTCTTTCTTAGTTCCATTAGTAATACCATTACCAAGTCCACCTTGATGATAACCTTCTTCGGTTAATGCAGTATTAATTGCTTTCTAACTATTAAGAGTAGCATATTCTACTACATAACACCAAGTAATAAACTTATGTATCTCATAAGTATAGATAGCATAACTGTTATTTCTACCATTACGAGCTTGTATCAAGAAAGTAGCTCTATTAGTATTTACAGTAGGTACTTGATTTCTAATTGAGTACAAAGTACTGCCATCCCTATAAGCTTCATATGCAGAGCAATACTTCTTACTAAACTTAGTATATCCTTCTAATGGATATAAAGACATTCTGATTTCCCAATCATAGTCTCCATGTACTACTACAGTATAGTATGCATCAGGTAATTCAACCATATCATTACCAGCTTCAATGCCATTAGTTACTTCAGAACCATCTTCGTAATGATCCCAATCTGTAGCATTAAAGTATTTAATAGTACCATCATAAGTAAGTCTACAGCCTTTGAATAATGATTGTACTGGTAAGTCTTTATGCATTTGCATATTACCAGTTCTTACTCCATCAGGACTACTACCTGTAAAACGTACTCCATACCATAAGTCACCTGCAGCATATATCTAAGAACCATTCAACCACATCTCTTGAACAGTCTTACCGTTTGCAGCAACCTCTTGGAATGTAGTACCATTAATAGCAATTTCTCCCATATTAAGCAGCAGTTGAAAGTTTAATATACAATACTCCAGTTACTTGGCTATCTGCCTCTGGTATAGCATCTACTATCTGAATACTGTTAACTGAAGTAGAAGTTACTTTATTATTAGTTGCATTACTAATAGCTGTATCAGTCTATGACTTAGTGTATACATCTGCACTATTAGCTTTAGCATTAAGCTTAGTATCTACTTCTGACTTAGTATAAGTAGTAGCCTTATCAGCCTTTGTATCTAATGAAGCATTTACAGTAGCTGTATCAGCTTTAGTACCAATAAGATTAGTAATAGTAGTTGCGAAGTTAGGA